GCCGCCGCACGCAGGAGTCCAATTGCCCTGGGCCTTCTTCTCGTCGCTTGCCTTCAGGAGTTCGGTCAGGTTCATGAATTACTTATACGCCGAACTCTGGGGGACTGTCAAGCGCTCACACCAAGTAAACCTTTTCCTGGACGTGTTCCGAATCGTCAACCATGACGGAGTCGTTGTTGCCCCACGAATGCCACGTCTCCATCTTCTTGTCGGCTGCCGCTCCGACGAACACATCGTCCGGCCCAATCTGGAGATACTTTCGGGTCGACGCAAGCCGGGCCGGGGCGTTGTGGGTGGACAGCATTTCGTAGACTGTGGGGGCCAGCTCATTGAACCAGCGGGCCACGGTCTCGTTATCGAGGCCCGAGCCGTAGAACGAGACCCGCTGGAGAAGCAGGTTCCCGAACGCGAAGAGTACGTGTCCGAAGTCGTTGTCGCCCTTGAACCGGATAAGAATCTTCATGGGCGACTTATACCCTGTTCTTCGAGAGACTGTCAAGCTCTCGGTAACGAATTCCATAGGCCCCCGAGCCCTCCTAAGGTTTTCCGCAGGCTCGTAACAGAATCCGCAGTCAGTCCTCGGAGTTCAGGTCGTCCATGAGGTCGTGCACGGTGCTGAAAGACTTCAGCTCGCCATACGTTTCCAGTTGCGCCTTCAGGGCCTCCTTCTCGGCCTTCAGGTTCGTGTAGGAGCGCATCTTGCCGATGAACAAAGCCAGGCCTTCCGCGGTGTCGATGTGGTAGGCCGTGACACAGGGCTCGCCATCGACCCATTCGACCCACTCCTCGGGGGGAGGACAGCCACAGTGACCGTCGGCTCGGACCGACTCTTTCCCGATGGGGTCAGCGTACAGCTCACGAGCCACAGAGAGCGGGACCGGCCCGCGAGCCACCCAATAGCGCCAGTAGCGCTCGAACTGCAGGTTGCCGGCCTGACCGTAGACCGCATAGAAACGCTTCGCGCCGGGGTCGTATACTGCGTCGGCCCGGATTTCGGTTCGGGAGCAACCGGCCTCATTGAGTTCTGCTACGGCCGTACTGGCCCGCTCGAGGGTGAAGGGTGGGTCGCCAAGGTTCGGGAAGTAGTTCATGGGCCCACTCGGGGGGAATAGTAAAACACGAAGCCGGGGTAGTACTCGTCGGAAAAGGAGGTCCCCACCTCCAACCACACGTGGCCGTCCACAATCGACACCACCTGGATGCCGTAGAAGTCCCCGGCCGGGGCCATCTGGACCCGGACAGAGTCAAGGGGCTGACGGAAGAAGAGGTGACCACGCAGCTGCATGCACAAGGCCTCTTCGTCGACCTCGACGATGTCGTCGCAGCAGGACCGCCAGCCGTCCTCGGGGTTCTCGACGGCCTCGAAGACGTGGTCGCCCAGCTTGAAGAAGTTGCAATCGACCCCGTAAAAATCAAAGGTCTGGGTCATGATGTCGACGGCGTTGCCACTGAGAAGTTGGAGGTTCATGGACTACTTATCGCTTTCTTTGGGGGGATTGTCAAGGGGCTCAGAGGGTGCCGTGCTCGACCCAGTGCCGCATGCATCGCCGCAGAGCTGCGCGGACCGCGCTCTCGAACTGGGCACCTGCCCAGTATGTTGCATACATTGGCGTTTGAAACGCCAAGTTGGCGGACTTCTCGGCGAGGGGGAAATCGAGCGCTGCGGCATAGCGGTAGATATCCATGTACGCCTCCTGCTGCTCGACTGTCGGCGGGCCACGCATCACGCTGCACATCAGGTCGTTCAGGTACCGCAGTGGGTTATTTTGTGACATGTTCAGACCTCAGGTGCTCGGGTTGGTTGTTAACGGCCGGTAGCTACCACGCCGTCTTGCCGCAAAACTTGCAGGTGGCGAAGAACATTCCGCCGTCGTCGACGTGCTTCCCGGCCGCACAGTCAGCTCGGGCCTCGTAAGCCGCGCGGCGCAAGCACCGGTCGCAGGTGTCCTCGTTAAGAACGAACGGTGTACACCCCGTGCAGGGACTGTCAGCCTGGACCGGTGGCCCCCGCTTGAAGGGGTCGATGTCGCGCACGGACATTGCAGGACAGCCCCACGGGGTGGCACCTTCCGTGACGGCGTGCATTCCCGTCAGGCGGTCGTTGGGCAGAAACCGGGCGAAGTATTCGACAGGGGTTCCGTCTGGAATGTCCACGATTTCGGTGACGTACAACTTGCCGGACGGCTTGAAGTAATTAACTGTGACGTTCATGTGCGGCTCGCTGTCAAGTGCTGAAGGGGAGGACGCGACGAGCGAGGTCGATGGCCTCTTGGTACGCACCCCCGCGGAACTTGGCGCGAGCGATGGGGGTGTCGAAGGTGCCCAACATCTGGCGGAGGGCCAACTCAAGCTGCTCCTCGCGGGACTTGCCGCTGAACAACTCGTCGATTTCCTCCTTCGTGATTCGCTCGGCTGGGGGCGGGGCGTACCGGTTGTACGGGGGCGGGACGTAGTAGACGTCGCACGCACATTTCGCCTCGGCGAGACCGTAGCCGGTACGCGCCCGGTAGAGCTTGATGGCGTCAATCAGCTGGCCATCACGAGCCAGGGCCTTCTCCTCGTCGTCGGGGGTGGGGTAGTCGGCGGCGTTGTGCTTGGGGTAGTAGGACATTTTGAAGCCCTTTCTGGAGTTGGATTACTTATACGTCGTTCTTGGTTCGGGCGTCAAGGGCTACGGCGCGCGTTCTCTGAAATCATCATGCCGACAAACAGAAGGGCAAAGACCAGGGCGGGGCCAAGGATGAAAATCGCGAGCCCGACCCAGATAGATGGATACATCGCAGCCCCTCAGCCAACGACAGTCAGGCGCTCGATGAGGCAGGAAATGGGCCAGCCGAGGTGGGACACCTGAATCCAGCAAATCAGGCTGCCCGGACGAGCCTCGGTCACCAGCCCAACCGTTCCGACACGGTCGACGCTGGCGCCTTCGGGGTTCGACTCGAACATGACAATGTCGCCCACTTCGACCGGGACATGCAGGACCTCAAGCTCGTCGTCGCGATAGAGCTCGACGCCATCACCGTCGCTCACAGTATAGCCCCAGAACCACGGCACGCTCTCCACCACCACTCCGATGTCGCCAACGCCCTCGCCGGGGTACTTCTCATTCACCATCACCGCGGTGCCGGGTTTCAGTTTCATGCGATTTGTATACCAGGGTTTAGGGTTAGGTGTCAAGCATGATGAAGGGGGTGCCGCAGTGCTCGCACTTCTTCAGCTCTGCGTTCCGAGAGACCAAGAAGTAGTGGGAGCATTTCTCCGGGTCAACAGACCACGGGTGCCGGGGGCAGTCCGAGCAGTGGAAACGGGGGTGCTCGTCGTTGCCCCCGCAGCAGGAGAAATCCTCGTCGTCATCGTGCTGCGGGGGCTTGAGTTTCATGGTTTGCCCTTATGGTGTTGTCCCCTTCATTGCCTTTTCCAGGTGCTCGATGACCAGTTTTTTAACCCAGTAGCATGGCGCCGCTGTCCCCGCCGCCCACCGCAAAACCGCCGACGGCGCCACCCCGAAGTTGAAGGCGATATCGTTCTTGTTGACGGCGTAGGTGTCGAGGGCGGCCTTTACGACCCCCGCGAATCTGTCCCCCGACGTCGCCGCCAGGTCGCACCCACCGCACTGGTTGGGGGTGGCACATCCGCCACAGGGGTCGGTGTCGCTGAGGTCCTTAATCCAGTAGGTCACTTGGACTCCCTGAGCGCCTTGACGGCGTAGGTCAGCCAGTACAGCTCGTCGAAGGTGAGCATCACGGACTCGGCCCGGAAGGCGTACACCCCCTTGATTTTATGAGCCATGCTCTCAGCGTCGCCGAGGGTATCGCCGAGGTTAAGCAGGTGGCGTCCGTCGAACCACCAGTAGGACGAACGGCTGCACGTCTCCAGCAGCTCGGCAGTAGGACGCCCCCGCCACCACCGTGCCAGCCGCCCCATCGAGGCGTAGTTCTGCTCGCACTCCTCCAGGAACTTCTCCCGGCACTGCTTGCGGTAGTCACCCACACCATCGAGGATTTCGTTCGCCAGCAGCAGAGCATCTTCCCGGTTCAGCGTCACGTTTGCCATTTTTGTCCTCACTTATCAGACTGCGTCCACGAGGGCGGGGTTGTCGAGGTGGGCGCGAGTTCATCCGCGCTGTAACTGAGCTTGCACCCGTTGTCCAGGAGTACGTGGTACGGGTGCACGAGATGCTCGTCGATGTCCAACACGCTCCCGCACTCCCCAGGAAACGCGGCGATAGGAACGGTGTGCTTCACCTGGACTCGCGAGCAAACGCCCAGAAGCTTCGAGGTCCAGTAGTCCACTGGCCTGACGCCTGCCAAGACTGCTGTGCCCCCCACCTTCAGCGGCTCCACCTTCAGCGGCTCCACCTTCAGCGGAACCGGCCCGGTGAACTTCACCGCATCGTAGCTGAGCAGACAAATCCCCAGCACCACCACGGCGGCACCCAGGGCCTGAAGGAGGGGGCCGAAAAGGCCCGCCAGCACGAGCCACATGAGAACAGCGACCACACCGTTGAGCACGACTGCAAGAATTTTCATGGGGTATTAGTACCAGGGTTGGGGGTTGGATGTCAAGCTTCAGATTCCGAACTCCGCGATGAACTTCGCGCGGGCGCCATACAGCTTCGCGACCCGCGCGTAGAGGACTTCTTCGACCGTCATCGGCCGCGGGGCCATGTGCATCGAATCCTTGGTCTCGAACCAGTCCAGCTTCTCGGGCCAGGGCTCGGGGGTCCCGGTGCTGGCCCGGTAGAGCGCAACGAATTCGTACTGGGACGTAAGGAACTCGCGCTCCATAGTCTCCACCGTCATGCGGCGAAGCTCGACGCCGGTCCACTCTTTTGCGCAATGGGGGCAATAGAAGGTGGAATTCTCGACGTCGCACATGATGCCGCCACGGCCCTTGCACCTGTGCTCGATGTCGATGAGGTGCTTGCGGCGCATCGAGAAGTCCACCAGGCGCGACGGCAGCCACAGGTTCGTACTCAAGACGCAGTTGCTGTCGGCGGTCCACCCCGAAACCGTCGGCAGGAGTCTTGCAACGTCGGCCTGAATCCTCTTGTGTCGGGCTTGCTCGTCCATGATGTTTATATACCTGAGCTGGGGCTCTCTGTCAAGCTCACCGGAGATATACTGCGCCGTACTGCGTCAGGCCGAACTTCTCGGGGCCCTCAAGGATGTTACCGCGGACGTGCTTGGCGGGGGCCTTCCAGCTGGCCGTCTTCAGGACGTTGCCGGTAGCCCGCTCGATGAAGCAGTAGGCCGACCCGCCGTCAGCCGGGTTGTGGTAGTGAGCCACGATGCGGATGTATTTGGGGCCGAACTGAGCCGTGAAGACCTGGTAGCCGAAGGGGCGGACCATGTTCTGGTTGAGGTAGTCCATGAAGACGCAAAAAGCGGGGGACTCAGGGCTGAGAGGGAGGTCCATGTCCATTTAGTACCACAACCCCATTCAGTGCGTCAAGAGGTATTCGAGTATGGGGTTGAGAAGCTTGGCGGTCTGCCAGTCGATTGGCCTCGCCCCACAGCTCCCGCACACCAGCAATGGGAAGTCGGGCGGGACCTCAACCTCTTGCCCCCGGTGGGGAATCATACGGCCAGGGCCCTGAGCCAACTCAAGCTCTATCGCACCGCCCACCAGGATTCGAACCTGGAACCCGGCGCTTATGAGGCGCTGGCTCCACCATTGAGCTATGGGCCCTTGAGGGAGGCAGAGCACTTTCGATTGCCTCCTTGATTGCTGTAGGAGGTGAGTACCACCACGACCTCCCCGGTGTTCTTGACTTTGACGACCTCTTCGGAGCACTCCCTCCAAGCGGTCGACTTTGCCCACGCCATGAGGACGGCCCTCTGGGCGCTCTTGGCCTCGAACTCCCAAGGTGCTCCGCCCGTGATATCAAACACGTAGGTGCGCATCCTCTCGGACGGAGGCGGGGGCTCGGGAGGAAAGAAGAAGTTCTTCAGGCGTTGGAGCACGGACTTCACCAGCCGCCCCTCTCGAGGAAGTCCAGGACGACCGCCTCCACCTTCTTGAAGGGGACCAGAGCGCGAAACTCATTGCAAATAGCGACGCAGCGGACCTTGCCGATGCGGTCGATTTCTTTGCTTTCCTGGTCACGGATTCGGTCGATTTCCGCCTGAGTGGAGTCGAAAGCTTCCGTTTCCTTCAGGCCCTGGAACGGCCGACCGTCGAACCACCTCAGCCCCGTTCGGGCGCGGTAGTCGCGAACGGCCTTCTCCTCGCCGCGGTAGCCCTCGTCGTAGACCCGCTGGGCGTCGAGGGCGATTGCTCCGCGCCGCCCATAGAGAATAGCGTCCATCGCGTCGAATTCCTCCTGCCCGTCCATCAAGAACATGAACCAGCTGGGGACCTCGCACTTGTTCCAGAGGTCCTCGACGGTCCCCGGAGTATTATTGACCCAGCGCGTTGACCAGCCGCAGGCCTTGCGGGCGTCCAGGTAGGTGTCGAGCCGGTTTCGGGTGAGGGTTTTCATTGTTTCTCCTTGTCAGAATTCAACATACCCCGTCGTGGGAGTCCAGAACCCCACCAGCTCGAGCTTGCGGCCGTCATCGGCCTGAACTCCACGAGGCGGGCCCGAAACGTCACCGTCGTCCTCAGCGTCCTCAGCGTACCGGTACAGCGAGAAGTTGGAGCCGTTCGCCGCCTTGATGGCTCTTTCTGGACTGGTGAAGTGGGTCCGGCTGAACATCGCGGTGTCACTGTAGAAGATGCGGTAGCCCATGGACCCCTTATGTCACATCTTGCCCAGGTAAGTCAAGATGCCTGCCTTGACGACCTCCCAAGGAAGCGCCTTGCGGATAAAAGCGCACATCTTGACCTCGAACTCCCGGTCTATCTTTTGCACTGCCCGGCGCACGCGGTCTTCTGCGAGGTCGAGTTCGTACCGGAGTTCGGCGTGCCCCGGCCCCGGAGTGGAGCCATAGAAGCTGAGGCCCGTCTTTACGGCGTACGCGTCGGTCTTCGCGTAGCGTTCCGCCCTTGAATGTTCATAAATGCGCTGGACCTGTGCCTCGCGCTCCGCTTCGAGCGCATCGGTCTCGGAGAAGGGAACGAGGTCCCGGAACCGGACCGTGGAGATTCGGCACATCACGAACTTGAGCCAGTTGGACCTGCCGCATTTGCGCCAAAGCTCTTTCGGGGAGCCGGGGGTCCTATAGACCCAGGCTCTCGAGCCACGGCAGGCCATAATCAACTGCATGAACTCCAGGAAGTCTTTGCGGGTGAGGGCTTTCATGGTGTGTCCTTTATGTCACTTGCCCAGGGAAGTCAAGATGTGGGCCTGGATTTTCTGCCAGGGGAACGCCTCTCGGATTTTGTCGCAGGCCCTGCAGGCCGCCGCCTTGGTCAGACGGTTCAGCTTGCGGTTCCGTTTGGCGTCGATGAGCCGGTGGGCCAACTGTGCTCGGTCGTACGCCTTTCGGAGAGCGACGTCGTCCGGGCTGTCAAGGTAGTAGTTCAGACCTGTCTCGGCACGGTAGGCGTCGAAGACCGCCCGCCGCGCGGCGAAGAACTCCTCGTTGACTTCTCGGTTGATGCGGTAGGATTCGGCATCCCACTCCGTGGTGATGGTCCAAGCCGCCCCACCGACGAACGAGAGGTGGTCCGTCACCCACCTGAGCCAGTAGGGCGTGCCGCACTTGGTCCAGAGGTCCTTCGGGGTTCCAGAGGTTTTGCTGACCCAGCTGAGGCCCTGAGCGCAGGCCCCGGTGCTTTTCAGGAAAGTGATGAACTGCTTACGGGTGAGGTTTTTCATGGCGTTCTTTCTACTACTTCTTGCAGTGGTTCGCAACCTTCTCCGCGCGTTCTTCAATCGTCGGCCCCCAACCGGCCGCGTACAGGGCCTCCTTGACGAGCTTGGGGTGGAGCGGGTCCGCGCACGGCGAACCCCCACGCCACACCACGGTTTTGTCGAGGGCGTATTTGTAGAGGTTGGCGAGGGCGTAGCGGCCGTTGAACTCCCAGTTTTTATGGGAGTCCGCAGGTGCCGGGAAGTAGAGGTTCTGGTTGTCCTGGACATGGAACAGCTCGTGGAGGATGGCCAGGCGAGTCCAGTCCACCTCGACCTTCCCCAGCCACGCTAACCCAATGACCCGGGTTCCCTCGTAGTCCCAACCCGTGGTCGGCCTGACCACCAGCGGAACGCCAGCCTCTGGATTCACCCAGTGCCCAGAGTCTGTCAAGAGCTTGCCTGCCAGGGCGGTCGCGTGTTGGGTCTCGGCGCAGTCCCCCGGGCCATCCCCAAAGCGGCTGTCGATGAAAACGGAATCTGAGCAGGTATAGTAGGCTTCCCCACCACACCCACTCAGTAGTACTGCAATCAGGATTGTTCGGACCATGAATTACTTATACGCGGTCCGAGGGTCGAAGTCAAGTCGTCGGTTCGAGTCGCCGCTCATCCATGCAGCCGGTCTGGCCGGCATATTCGAGCCTGACGAGGGGGGAGTTCACCGGGATTTTTGAGCTGTGGAGCAGAGCCTTGCCCCGAGAGTTGAGGTCCACAACGAGGCACAGCTCGTCCCCCAGCTCCACCTGGTCGTAGGGTCGGACCTCACCGGTCCCGTTTTTCACGCCCCCTTTCACGAAGCAGAAATCGCCGTCGGTGAGGCCGTACTTGAGCCGCCGCTCATCCATGTAGACCTTCGCGTCAACCGCGGGGTGATGTGTTGGCATCTGCGGGACCCAGAAAATGCCGGTCGGCGTCAGGTGGTTGTGCTTCCGGCTGTCGAGGCGCCCCGGCATCGCGCTGGGCGCTCGCGCGCAGCTCACCTTGTTGGTGGTGTGGTCCATCACGAGCACGTAGTCGGCGTCGTGCATGTCCCGAGGGTCCTGCTTCCCCGGGGCCTGGGTGTACGTCTTGAACTTGTACTGTCCGTCCGGGTTCAGAAAGAACACAGTGTAGTTGGCTGGGCCCTCACCCTGCGTGTCGGGCCAGCGGCTGAGAAGCTGGGCCTCGGGCAATTCCGCGGGTTCGGCCTTCTGGGTCTTCATGTCGCGCTCGGTTTGCTGCGTCTGCAACAATCAGTCCACGAAGTAGTGGGGTGACTCGAACGGGCCGGTCATGTAGTCCGCCAACTCGTCGGCGGTGATTTCCCACCCGTGGGGGCCCATCTCGACAAGAAGCTCATACTCGCCCTCATAAAAGACCTCTGCGTCGGCCGGCGCGAAACCATCAGGCTGGACCTCAACCGAGGTGACGAGGCCTGTTGGGTCGACATAAATGACGTTGCCGGAACACCCCGTGTAGAGAGTGTCGACATCGGTGGTAATTCGAACTCGGTCGCCGATTTTCATGTCAGACCCCCTCTGGCGCTACGTCACCGTACGAGGCGGACAGCCAGGCAACCAGCGCGTCCCCGAAGGTGGTGACCGGCTCGATTTCGTCCAGGCGGAACCAGAGCTTGACGCCGTTGTAGAAATCCACCACCACGCCAGCGTGGGGACTGGGGGATTCCAGTCGGGAGACCGTGCCGACAGCTCCCGTGTACCGGGTCTCATACGAGGTGGTTACTCGAACCGTGTCGCCGATGCCAATCATTTTGCGTCCTTTGTGGGGTTGTTTAGCTGCGTGTGTATTTACTCGGGGTCAGCCAGAATGTCAAGGCACTCACTGTCGAAGTTGCAGACGGTGCCTTCGAGCGCGGGGTTGCTCTCAAATCGAATCCTCACACCGTAGAACCGGACCTGGACCACCACACCGCGCTCGCCGTGGTAGTTCGTACGTCCAGGAGCATTGACACGGACCCTGTCGCCGACCTTAAACGGCTGTGGGGCGTTGTGCATTTCCTCCCAGGTCCGAGTGAAGCTCACTTGACGTCATCCGCCCGTGCGACCCAGGCCGAAAGCGTCATGTCCTTGGCGGGACGGACCAGCTCGAACTCGCTAGGAGCAAACCAGTGTCGGTGCTCTGACCCGCCAAACTCAACCAGCGCCCAACCATGGTCGTCTCCCACAGCCCGGCCGATGGCGTCCTTGTGCTCGGTCATGTAGTCTGTCAGAATCCTGACATCAAACCCATTCATTTGTTTTCTCCTCGTAGAAAATCAGTTACCAGCAAATACGGCCACATCCACACGACTACCGCGATGTCCACGTGGGCGTTCCAGACGTGCAACGCCCAGCGCCGGTAGTTCGGTTGTTGTGGATGTTCAGATTGTAAGCTTTCCATACGAACCCCCAAGCCTTGATGATTTCATCGACCATCTCGGCGCTGATGCGGTAGTGCTCAGCCAGCTCGGCCTCGGTGTGGCGGTCCGTGTAGAACAGCGCTGCGATTTCGTGCTCAGCTCTTGGTGACATGGTGATGTTTTACTCCTTTGCGTCCCGTCGGTCAAGGGCCTCAATCCAAGCCACCGCCACGGCGGCCACTTGAACAAGCTCCGTGCGCAAGGCCTCGCGGTCGGATTCCGCCAGTACTTCGGCGACTTCCTCCTGGAGGACCAGAGCCCAGGTGCCCCTGCCGGCCGCGAATGCCTCCTGGCACTCCCGCTTGGCCGCCGCGGCGGTGATACCCCGCCATCGGCCACCGGTCCCGTCCGGGTGGTCCTGTGGGCCCCACTTCTCGTCCTGCCGCGTTCGTTCAGCTGCGACGTCTCCCAGCACGGTCTTAGTCATTCTCGACCTCTTCCACGAGTTCTACACCTGTCGGAATCGCCTCAAACACCCGCATACATTCGTCCGAACAAATATGGGACCCCGGGCAATCAGGGCCGCCCTCCGTGACCCACTGGGTGCGCTTGCCGCAGATGGTGCAGGGGAACACTCGTCCGGTGGCCTCCATCCCGCCCATGATGGGGTTGGGGGCCGGCTCGAACCGGATTGCGATGTTATTCTGTCCTGGGTACTTGATGTCGAACATCACTTGACACCATCCAGTCGTGCGACCCAGTTCTTCAAGGAATGCCGCGAATTGGCATCGCGCACGCACAGAGGGCACGGCGGGGTGGCGGGGATTGGCCATGTGTACGTAAAGAACGGCAGGACCTCGTACCGTCGCCCACTCACCGGGTCCATGTACACATACTGGATGGGGGGCACGGGCTTCGGCTCGTAGAAGCACTCGACGGGCTTCTTGGGCTCGACCTTCTTCAGGTTTTGGGGACGATACCAAAACAAAGAGGACGGATAATCATGGAGCGAGATGTTCACGAGACTCTCACCCAGGCGCTCGACCGTACCCTCTTTGCCGTGGTAGTTTGAGGTGCGGTAGTTGACGACGACCTTGTCGCCCGCTTTGAAGTCGCTGAGGATTGGCGCCGGTGGCACTTCGACGTGGGCGGTCGGGCCTCTGTATTCGCCGCTCGCGTCGAAGACGGTAGCGGTCTTCGGAGGCGCCGCGACCTTCTTCAGGATTGATGGCGGATACCACAGAGGGTACGGGTCCCCTTCGACCTCGATACATATATCCCAAATGCCAAAGCGTACGATAGTCGCCAACTTGCTGTGCCGGCTTGTGCCGGGATGGTCGATGATGACCTTGTCGCCCACTTCAAATCCGTGCTTGTTGCCAAGAAACATTGGTTTTTCCTTTTGTTGTTACGGGACCTGCTCGATTTCCTGCTCAGAAAAGGCCACGGAAACCCCGTCCGAGAAAAGGACGCTGAATGGGTACTTGGACTTTGAAGAGGGGTTGACGATGACCACTGTGCCGGCGGTCAAGTAGCGCTCGCCGACCATGTCGCTTGTGACCAGAACCTTGTCTCCGACCTTGGGCTTGCTCACGGCCGGTACCAGAGAAAAATCGCCCGGCCAATTGCTTCGGCTTGGGTCTCGCCGACCGACAGAACCTTCTTGAGGTCGCCCGTCATGACGGCGTAGTTGTCGTCGTCGCCCCACGGCCAGACATCTCGGCCCCACGGGTTGGCGGGGTCGTACTCACCATCGGTCTTGACCAGCTTCGCGTCCGGGAGCTTTCGGAGTTCCTTGACGTATCCGAAGTCGTACATTACTTACCTTCCTTGGGCATGAGGTCGTCGAGGAGGGCTGTGAGGACCCCGGCCTGCTGGTGGATGGTCAAGAGACGGTCAGTGGGGGCCTGGGCCAACTGACGGACTTCCAGCTTGCGGAGGGCGAGGTGGAGGGCATCCAACGAGCCATGGGCGTGGTGAAGGGCCGTATCATGATTGTGTCGCTCGACGAAGTCCTCTGGGACCTGGCTGAAGTCGTACGACCGGCACTTCACGGCCTCGCCGAGCTTGACCAGGGTGAAGGTGTTGCGCTGGGCGCTGATTTTGGTGATGGTCCACAGCTCGGGTCCCGTACGGCCGCCGAAGCCCCAAGTAACTTGCCGGGTGTTCCGGCAGACCGTATCGCCTACTTTGAGTGCGTCACGCCAGTTTTCGTTGTGGGTGTCCATGGGGGTGTTGTACCTTGTTGGGGTGGGGGTTGTCAAGGGGCTTCGAGGGGTGGCTATTCTGGTACGGGAACCCCCCGGCAAAAATACCACCCACAAGGTAGTAAATTGCCGGCTAATTCTACGTCCGGCCCCTCTGGGCGCACGCTCAGATACGCGACCCCTTCTACATAAACAAGGTAGTTGTCGGAGGACGGTTCGTTATGGTACGCCCCATTAGGGGAAATTGGCGTGTTGCTCATCCTCGGTATCGATATGCGGTGCTCGGCGACGGAACCGTATTCGAATTTTTTACCGTCCTGGCTATGTAGGCGGATACTGAACTTACGTCTCTCGGGGTCGTGCAGAATTTGCAAAAACGACTGCTCCGCTTCGGCCTCACGGCGCCGGTTCTCGGCCTCGTCCCCGGCACTCTTTAGTCGGCGAACGTACTCTTCAACCATGTCGGAGCCCTTTTTGTTAAAATGGCTCCAGAACATGTAGCTGGCGGCATAGCTGGCGAAGAATCCGCCCACTATTCCAATCACAGTGGGCAACATACTTACCGCCCCGCCGCAAGCATGTTCATGGCCCGGACCTGGTTCGCTGCCCGGACCTGGGGGTCTCGGTCCTTGTTGATGCGATAGCTTACCTTAGTGAGAAGCTCAATCCGCTCCGTCAGGGCTCCGGCTGCAGGGCCCTTTAGGTTTAGGTCTTGGAGTTGTTTCAGGTACACATCAAGGGCAAGGTCGAGGGCTCGCGCTTCGACCTTAGAAAGAGAAAAGACCACTTCGGGTGGCGGAACTACAACGGGTACGTCGGACATGTTTGGAACTCCTTGGTCGGCCTGTGGAAACTACGCCGGCAGTATCGCACAAATCCGCCCAGGCCGCAAGTCGAAATCGACAACTAGGCGCCCTTCGCCATAAGCGCGGCACTTATTTTTGCCCGGACTTCGGGTGGGACCAGATGGCCCTTGAGCGAGGCTGCAATCTTGGCTCGGGCTTCTGGGGACATGGGGTGCCCCTTCTGTGCTCGGCCCTTTTTAGCTGCGCTCATCTTGGCTATGGCCTCGGGCGAATGGACGCGCCCCTTGGCCGACCGGCTCATCCTGGCTCTGGTTTCGGGCGAATGGGTCCGTCCCCTACTTGTGGCACCGATTTTAGCTTTGTGTTCTGGCGAAAGCGCTTTTCCTTTGTGGGCGGCGGCGAGTTTAGCTCTGTGCTCTGGGGTGCGAACCAGACCCTTGGTTCCCTCTCCCCCGTCGGTCGCATTTGTCAGGTCGCACCCAAGCCAACGGTAGTTTTCAATCCAGAACCGTTCGGCACTGCTAAGGCGCTCGGCGCCGCAGTCTTCGGGAAACTCCTCGATGACCTGAATTTCGACCGTACGTCCCGCCGCCAGGACCTTCTTGAGCCAACTATTCTTGTGCGTGTTGGCCCTGAGGGACCACCTGCTGAAGTGTTGCCTGGGCCTGGCTAGGCCTTGAGTGCTCTTGCCGATGTAACGCGGAGCTTCGGTGTCGGGGTCGATGAGGGCGTAGATGAGGTGGGTGGACATGGGGTCAATTGTACCACACCGTCATTGAGGCCGCGCTGCCGTCACTTTTTGGCGGGGAAGAATTCGTCGAGCCAGCCGTTTTTGGTGGCGACGTGGTAGGCCCCGCTAGAACCTTTTGCGAATTCCGTCCTGGTCTTATACTTTGCCGCTTCCGCTCGGACGCTTTTAGGGCCCCAAGGCCGCTGCACCCGGGTAATATGTGCGCAAACTTTATCTAACCAACCGTTTTTGGCGGCGGCCTGGTAGGCCCCGCTAGAACCTTTTGCGAATTCCCCACGTGTTTTGTACTTCAGCGCCTCCGCTTGGCATGAGCCGATATCCCAATAGGTGAGTACCCGGGGCATGTGGGCGCAAACCTTATCGTGCAAGCCTCTGAGCTTGGCCGCGTTGTAGGCTGATTGAGAGCCTTGCTGGAAGGCCCTACGGGTCTTGTACTTCAGCGCCTCGGCTTGGATAGACTCAAGGTCCCACGACCGATGCTGCATAGCCATGTGCAAACACACGTCATCGCGCCAGTCGTTATACATGGCCGCCCTGTAGGCGTTGGGGGACCCTTTTGCAAATTCCCCACGTGTTTTGTACTTCAAGGCCTCTGCCCGGACAGCTTCGAGGGTCCAAGCCTTCCACTCCCTCAGCACCGTCCCGCCCAGCACCTCAATCGCGTACGCAATCGACCCGTGGGCGTATGAGGCCGCAGGCGCGGTGTCAAGGTGGGCCAAGTCCTTCAGGGTCAAGAACTCTGGCAGGTCGATGTTGGGGATTTTGTTCGGGTTCTTCTTGGTCTCTGCCCGGATGCGCTCGCCGATTTCACGGTGCTTGCGGTGCACGGGGAAGTCCTCGCGGGGAATCTTGCCGTGGGGCAGCGAATAGACTTCGGGGGTCGACATGGCCAGCACGTAAGCCATGACGGTGTGCGTCACGAAGGCCACCTTGCGGGGCGTCACCTTCAAGAAGAGCTTCGGGGTCGTATCGGCCTTGTCAAAGCGCACGACGCGCGACATCAACTGGAAGGTCATGTCGACGTTGTGCGAACCCGTCATATCAACCACGTTCTTCAGCTCGGGAATGTCGGTCCCCAGGACGCCGCGGTCGACCACCACCAAAATCCCGTTCGGCTTCTCGCGGAACTCGCTAAAGAACAAAGAGTCTGGGTCCGTGTCGGACGTCGAGACGCGCACTTCGAGACCCAGGTCGGTCAGCTTCTGCCCGACCAGCTTGGCCTGCTTCTGGTCGTGGCACGCCCAAATCGTCGGGGCGATTTTGGTCTTGAGGAGCCACTTGGCGATACCAAACCCCTTCAGGAACTGTGCCCACCACGCCGCGTAGACTGCTGGGTCACGGAGCCGCGAAGTGCATCGCTGCACCAGGAGCCCCACGACTTCTTGCAGGGCCTCCAAGGTGTCTGCGTCGACCGATTCTGGCTTGAGCCTCTGGTTCGCATCCCAGTCGGCCAGAGACAGGTTCGCCCCGGTCTGGACCAGCTCGACATTGAGGTCAGCGTAAACGCCCGGATTCTCTCGGATGATTTCGGCCATCGAGACCGTGACGACTGGCGCCTCTTTTGAAATCAGGTACTTGTTGGGGGTACCAGTGAGGAGCAGCACCTTCGCCTTGGGGTTGGCGGCCCGGATGCCCTTGACCATCGAGCCCTCGACGAAGTGATGAGCTTCATCGACGACAATCATGGTGTAGCCCTTGGCCGAATTCTTCTTGACAAAGGCGTGAGGCAGCGAAAGGTGGAGGTTGGCAGACGGATTCGGACCAGCCGTGGGGGTCGTAGTCCATGGCTCGACGTGGCGAGACCCCGGGCCGAGAGTCGCATAGCTGAACTCTCGAGGGTCTTCGAGGAAGCGGTCGAAGGTCTGGTCCAGCAGGTTGTTCTGCCCGTGGGCCAGCCACAGGACCTTGGCGTTCGGGGTCGACTTGATGTGGGCGGTGGCGACCGTCTGCCCCATCAGCGTCTTACCTGACCCAGGGGGGCCCGCCATAACGACGATGCCGTCTTGGCGGAGCGCCTCCTGGGCGTCCTCTACGAGTCTCTTCTGGAATTCGTACAGGGTCTTCATGCCCCTTTAGTACCACCTTCGGGGCGGAGACGTCAACCCCTACTTGCAGCCCTAGACCGCCGAATCATCCCCGCCAAGATGTCCCGCTCCTCGCGAGGCGCTCGTCCGTGCTGGTCGATTTCGTCCGTCAGGAATTCAATAGCCCAGCTCGGACTCGGGGCCGACCCGTTACGCCTCAGCAACTGCCACAGGCCGAAAGCGCAAGCGAAGCAGCAAGCCTCGTCCGACGCGGAACCGTCTTGCACCATGCTGTGGCGCTGGTATTGGGCCCCGACCGGAATCATGTAGCAGCAGCACTGACACCGGTGTGGCTTACGGGCCACATGCCAATGGGTCTGGTAGACTTCGCAAATGTCATCGACTTCGAATGACATTTTACCCTCCAGACAACATCAGGACCAGCGTGTTCCAGTCGGCGCTACCGTACGAAGGAGCCTTGGCGTCCTCCACTTTCGCTGCCCGTACGCCTTCGACCAGTTTTCGCTCCCAGTCCGTGAGTGGCCGGTCTATGTAATCGTCATACGCCGTGGCGCGTCCTTCGGCCCGGCGCTTCGCTCGTTGCAAAAAAGCTTGACGCTCTGCTTCGCCCCTTGTCATTTTACAACCCCTTTCCGGGCAGCGACCCGTCAACGACGGCGTGGGCCTTCTCACTGAGGTCATGTAGCCAGCCCCAGGCTTGCATAGACACCGACTCGCCGGCCTCCACGCACGCAGCGTCGATGAGGGCCAGCAAGTCTTGGGCCTGTCTGCGGAGCTTCTGGGTTTCGTCTTCAGTGCACATTTAATGTCCTTTCACAGCGGCATGTCGTCAAGCAGCCGCAAGAAGTCGACGGAGCTGGCGGTCTTCAGTGCACGGAACAATGCCAGCTTATCACGCCCCGTAACCCAGCTCCGTCGGGCTTCCGCCCACAGGTCGGCGGCCCCCCGGCGAGCGTTGCGCCGGCACTCCAGCTCCACCTGCAGCATCGCGTCTTCAATCATCTGGACGTTCATTATTCCCCTCCGAGGTCCTCGTCCGCGTCAGGCTTGCCGCCGACCTCGTCCTCCTCTTCCTCTTCCTCTTCGACGCTGTCGACGAAGATGTTGCCGCCCAAAAAGTCCTCGTCCCAATCAGTGCTGAACATGTCCTCGGACTCCTCCACGGCCAGCTCCTCGGCCTCGTCCTTCGAGTCGGCCTCGACGGTCAGGGTGGTCTCGTATTCAACAGTCTTGGTCAGATGCACGGTGTAAGTCTTCATTTTATTCTCCTCAGATTTCAACGCAAAGTCGGTTCCAGAATCTGCTGTTCATCCCTTCACCCGGGTAGCCCAGCGGGTTGCAATAAACCCTCATTCCGCTACGCTTGTAGTCCAGCCCAAGGTGGGTGTGGCCGTGAATCCACAGGCTCGGCTTGCGACCCTTGACCAGGAACCTCGACATGTCGGCCATGAAGAACGCGTTGGAGCTGTCGCCCTTGTACATGGCCCCAATCGACTGGGGGAGGGGCAGGTGGTGGGTGACGACGACATCGCCCTTCTGGAGCCCGCCCAGGACCTCACAGAAGACCTCGTGCTTGGCGTACACGTCGGGCTCGTGGTTCGCGATGCGGTAAAAATCGCACATCCGGGTCCGTGCTTCGTACTCGGGGGAACCGTCGGGGTACCGCGGGTACCAGAGGGTGTCCCCGATGAACCGTCGGCCTCCGTGGACGTGGGGGCCGTCAGGCAAGTAGAACAGGTTCGCGAAAGCCGGCCCCATCATGTGGCGCTTCATCGCCGTGGCGAAAATGCCGTGGGTCACGCCAAAGAACTCGTGGTTGCCCGGCACGTACAGGACCTTCTTGTACATGGAGCACAGCTGCGCCATCGGCGCCCCCCACCACTTCAGGGTGGAAATGTCGCCCGCCAGCACGGCGAGTTCTGGCTGGTCCTCGTCGACCTTGCGTTGGAGCGTCTGGAAGAAAGATTCGCGGTCCTCGTTCTTGAGGAACTCAAAATGCGTGTCGCTCAGGGCATGAATTTTCATGAGATGGACTCCAGGCGGGGCAGGTCGCCCTGGGGCTCGGCCTCGTACAGGACCTCTCCTGCGGAGACAAAAGTCTGGAAATCCCTGAAGCACCAGCACCAGCTCCAGAATGCCCTGCAGTGACTTTTCGACCTCCATTGCGGGTCGCAGACCTGAACGTAGCCGTCGCGGACCTGGATGACACGGAAGACCTTGCCCCAATCGCTACTGCAGAGGGGAGCAAGACAAATCACGCTCTGACCTTGCTGCAGCGCGTTCATGAGCCCTGCTTCCAGTTGGGGAGGTCGACCGTGCCCTCGAGACACGTCCGACACGGCTCGAACTCGCCGGAATCGTTCGAGTGCGCACATGTGCTACACGCACGCTTGACGGGCTCGGGGGTCGGCTTGATGCGCACCGCGACGTCCGCGAAGAATGTCGGCTTGATGTAGTCCGCGAAGTCCGTGAACGCGAACCGCGAGCCCCAGACGAGTACGGTGTCCGCCCTCAGCGTACAACCGAGCCATTCCGGCTGGCAGACCAGGAGGTTCACATGGTTCTGGTCGAACTCGACGATGCGGTAGACCTTGCCTTCGATGAGCCCCCGCACTGGGGCGATGCAAATAACAGAATCTCCGAGATTCATTTACTTACCTTTCTGTTCTCGTGGGGGTACTTCCTGTGCCCCCTTTGTACCTCACCGAGCCAGCACCTGTCAAGCGCATAATCTATTCGTCATGAAAGTTCCAACGTCAGAGATTGAGACAAAGAAAAAAGTCGGTAAGCTCGGCTCGAAGGGCGTGTGGATGGTCAAGACCCGCGGCGGGCTCTTCCTCATCGCGACCGACGGCGGGGGCGAGGTCATCGGCTCTGGCCCTCACCGCGCCGTGGCCAAGGCCATTGCCCAGCGCAGGAACCCAGACCTCGAGTGGACCGAACTCTCGAAGTCAGAATGGGTTGACCCAGAGACCTTCGCCCACCTCATGCCCAAATATGAGTCCATGACGGACGACCTGCGCCGACTCCAGGGGCGCTAATATGACCTGCGGCCCCGAATTTGTCGAGGACATCGACACCGAAATCCAGGACAGCCGCGTCAGTTTTGACACGGACGCCTTCGACAACGCCATCCGTGCACACGGCGTGCCGCTAATCCACTACGTGGCCCTGCCTTGCCCGGTAGGTCTCGTTGACCTGAGCGACAATCGCAAGCCCCACCCGGACCACGAGGGCTGCACCAATGGCTTCATCTACGAAGAAGCCGGCAAAATCACTGGCCTTTTCATCGGGAACTCGAAGCACAAGAACCTGTCCGATGCTGGGTTCTGGGACGATTCCACAGTCCAGGCCTCGTTCCCTCGCGAATACGACGGGACCTGCACGCCCCTTTTTGTGGCCCCGTTCGACCGGTTCTACTTGGCCGAGCCCACCTTGACGGTCGTCACCTGGCAGCGGTACATCCACTCTGAGACCGGAATTGACCGCCTGAAATTCCCGGTCGAGCAGGTAATGGCCTTCAAGGACTCCAACGGGGGCGTCTACAAGCAGGACGACGACTTCGTGGTGCAGCACGGCCTCATCCGTTGGGTCGGTCGTCAGCCGGCCCCTTTGCTGGACGTCGGGCCCGGGTATGGTGGCCGTTCCACCGTCAAGGGCGCGGTGTGCGCGGTCCGTTACACCTACCGTCCCTGGTTCTACGTGGGCCAGATGATGCACGAACTGCGCGTGGCTCAGGTCACCGAGACTACAAAAGGTAACAGGTCCATCGAAAAAATGCCACAATCGGTGCTACTGCATCGCGAGTACGTGACCACCAACAAGGACCAGCAAACCCCCGGTTCTGTTGGGCCTGGGGTCGATGCTGACATGATGCGCACTGTGATGGGGCCTATGTATGGCGGGGGTGGCGGTCGTTTTGGGGCGAAATAACCTCTCAGAATGACTTGACGCAAACCGTGCGGGGCGGGGCTTGTAAACTGTAGAGTATGGGCCTCTCCGACGCGACGCATAAGTGCCTGAGCTTTCATATCGGACAAGTGCCAGCTCAAGAGTTGGCAGATTGCTTGGGCGCTGGCGGCGTTCCGGGCCCGCAAGGTCCCCAAGGCGAAACCGGGGCTCGAGGCCCACAGGGCATGCGGGGGCTTCAGGGCATCCCAGGCCCCACCCTGGAGGAAATGGCGGTCGAGCGCAGCGTCACGATTCCCAGCGTCGCCGGCCAGCAAACCTACCATGTGCCGCTCGGGTTCTACTTCCGCCCACTCGCCAGCGAAATCAAGGTGGAGGTCTCTTCGTTGCCGGACGTCTGGAACGAGCTGCAGTTCGGCGTTGATTTCGTGTGTCGGCATCGCAACGGGGACTGGGTCCCCACCGTCGCCGACGCGGCCTTTGGGGTGACCCTCACCGAAGGCACTGTCCCCGCGGGGTGGCTCATTCGGCTGACCTGGCAGGACCGACGCCTGCTCTTCGGGCCCACCGTCGTGACCGCCGTTAAGGTGGGGGACGCCTACACCAACACGTGGGGGCAGATGTCTCCCACCATGCACCCCGACGGCGTTACGGTGCCCGCCATCGCCGGCATGTGCGTCGAGTTCTGGCGCTGGACCCCGAAGTCTGGTGGCAACCACGCTCCGGCCCACCCCGAAATTCCGCGCGACGGACGCCGTTTCATCCCGTACTACAGGGCCCCGGTGGGCCAATTCACGGTCCTTGCGGCAGAGTTCGGCTCGACACTGCAGTCGCGCAGGAAGCAGTACCGGGTGTGCTACTACAACCCCCTCACAGGAGCCAGAAGTCCCCTGAGCGCTGACGTGGTCGTGGTAGGCAATTCACAGGGCTCGCTGCCTGGAGATTGGGCTGGAGGCAAAGAGGGTCTCGGCCAGAAAAAGTGGGCCGGAAGCGTCTGGATTAAGTAACCGCTGGAGCGTTCGAACGGGAGTCTTTAGGTCCCCCTTCGGGTGCTTTTATTCCCCTGCCCTCCGGTGGGAATAAGGCTCCCCTTCGAGCGCTTCAGCGGTCCAGGTATAATCTATGGCGTATGGCACTTTCTGACATCACGCACAAGACCTTGAGTTTTCATATCGGAGCAGAGCCAGCACAGGAGCTGACAGAGTGTTTCAGTTCGAGTGCTACTTGGGGCGGTATTTCGGGCACCCTCTCGAACCAGACCGACCTCCAGAACGCGCTGACCAACAAGGTCGACAAGAACGCCCCCGTCGTTGGAGCCGCCAAGACGAAGGTTACCTACGATGCGAAAGGGCTCGTCACCGCGGGAGCCGACGCCACCACGGCAGATATTGCCCCGTCAACTAACAGGAATTACGTCAGCGACGCCCAGCTCGCCGTCATCGGCAACACCAGCGGTGTCAACACTGGTGACCAGGACCTGTCGGGCATCATCACCCCCGGTCACTCCCTGTACGTGGACGGTGCCAGAACCGACATCTACACACCGAACGGCTCGGTCTCGCGCCCGTTCAAGACGATTCAGTCGGCAATCGACAGCGTCTCAGGGTCTGGCGCAGCTGCCCCCTATACCATCCACATCACGGCCGGCTCGTACACGGAAAACGTGACCGTCGCCAAGCCCTACGTCAGCCTTCAGGGTGAAGGGGAGTGGGCCACATTCATCAACGGGAATTTCGTGCTTGCCCCCGACGGGTCGGCCTGGAATGCCTCTATCTCCGACATCGGTTTCCCCTCAGGGTCCTTCAGCGTCCACGGCAACAACACGATGGGGGTGGGCATTCCCCGCATCTATCTGCGCGACCTTCGAATCGGGGTGCCCTGCACGCTGACAGAGGATTCCCCCACCGGCTCGCTGATTGTGTACGTGTTCGACTGCCTGTTTGCCAACACGATGTCGATTAGTAATGGCACGTCAGCGTGGCTCTACGACTGCCACGGGACCTCCGCGGCGACCACCATCGACTCCGCATCAGCGGTAGAGTACTTCGGCGGCTCCACCCAGTCAGCCATTACGGTGCTCGGTGCGGCCACCTACATCTCGATGAGCGCGGTCGGTACCAAGGCCCCAGAGACCCGATTCACCCTCACCGCCACCGAGGCCACCCAGCAGGTGACCTTGGACTCGGTTTCGCTGGGGAACTGCACCCTGGTCGCTGGGCCCGCCATCGTCACCTTGACGGGCCAGGCCGACGCTACCCACGCAGGTTCGGTGTCTACCACCGCCCAGACGTTCGGGGGAGCCAAGGCTGTCGCTGAGGTGGCTCTGACGTCCGCGGCTGGTTCGATTGCTGTCGACCTCGCCCTTGCCAACGACTTCCGCCACACCACGACCGAAAACACCACCCTGGCCGCACCGACGCATCCGGTCGCTGCGCAGGCTGGGTCTTTTGTGTTCACCCAAGGCGCCACGCCACGCACGCTGGCCTTTGATGCGTTCTGGAAGTTCCCAGGAGGCACCGTGCCGACATTGACCGCCACCGCGGGAGCTGTCGACATGCTGGTCTACCGCGTGTTGCCCGGGGCCACCTCTGCGGTGTTGCAGGCCGCCCTGAAGGACATTAAGTAATGTTCAGCTCCATTCTCTGCATGGCGACCCCCAGCGACCCGACCAACCCCTTGTGGCTGGGGCTGACTCATTACTGGAAGCTGGATGATGCCGTTGATGCCGTCACCTCGACCGTCGGGACCGTGGTCTCGACCGTGACCTTCGGGGCACCGTACGGGAAAATCGGCAATGGGGCTTTGGGGGGTGCCAGCGGCCTCATCGACACCAACTGCCCGGGCCCCGTCGGGAACGAAGCTTTCACGGTGGCCTACTGGGTTTACCACCCCACGACGGCTACCGGTCCCGGCGTCATTGGCCTGTCCCACTTCGTGGGGCTGTACGGCCAGAAGGACGGCTTCCCGCCGATTCCGCCGTGGGACCGGGCGTACGTGACGAGCTATCTTCTGGTGGCACCTTCGGGGTCGCAGCAGCTCGGGGGAGACACGGCTCCGTTCCGAGTCACGCTCGACGCCTGGCACCACGTGGCGTTTTCCTACGACGGCGCCGCACAGAGGCTTTACATTGACGGCGTTAAGGTGGCTACTGGGGCCCTCACGACCGCCAACGGGCAGGGAACCGACATCTCGATTGGCAACTACGTTCCCGGCGGTCCACCGCCCCACTTCGAGGGGGTTCGGCTCGACGAGGTCGGTACCTGGTCACGGGCTCTTGCTGATGCCCAGGTGGCGGAGCTGTTCAATGCGGGGGCAGGCAAGCAACCCCCGGCGTGAGCCTCAGCGGTACGTCACCGTACCCTTCAGGACCTTCACCTTGTTGTCCGCCACCTTGATTTTGCCGAGGTCGGGGTTATCCTCCCCCTCCCAGCAGATTTCCCCGTTCAAGTTGTACCCCCACGGGCCCAGAAAGTGCTCGATGAGGTACTCGAGCCACTCGACGTAGCCGTAGTTCTTGCCGTCCTGGGCGTAGTATTCGGCCCCATCCTCGGAGGGGCTCCACCCGCACCAAAGCTCTGGCTGGCCGATGGGCGGGTGGTTGTAGTCGATGATGTCGTCGGTGTGGGTCTGGCCACAGAAGCCCTGCTGGTCGCCGACGAAGTACGCCCCTTCGACGCCAACTGGCAGGCCAACCGCGGTGCGCAGCTCGTCGCTCATCTTCTCGGTGCGTTCGGCGTCTCGCTTCATGCGGCGAGTGCTCCCGAATGCGTCCAGGTACTTCAGATGCTTCGTCTCGAGCGCCGGAGTGATGGCGAATGAACCGTGGAATGTCGTTTCGTAACCCATGGTGTGTTCCTTACTTGGTGTTGAGGTTGATGTCAAGGCTTGGGGCCTGGACGGTGCCGCCGCCGCGAGATTCCACGCCTCCGCAAAATGCTTTTTACGGACGAATAATGAATCCCAAAACGGTCAGCGGCGGCCTGGAGTGTGCAGCCGGTATCTCTGATGTACGCCAAAAGCTCCGCCACTCGAGCGGGTCGGAGTTTCCTGTAGGTCTTATTGTGGTTCGTCCCCCGCGCGAACCCAGCCTTGGCCGCCTCCGACCGAGTCATCGCCTTGAGGTGCTGTGGGGCGATGCATTCTGGACGGTCGCACGTCCTGCCCACCACCTGTCCCGGACCCAGCACGCCGCCGGCCAACACGAAGGCGACCCGCCGCATCGTGTAGAGCTTGCCCCCGATTCGGATTTGGGCGGAACCGGAACCATCGTAGGGCGCCTTGGTGGGGATGAGGCACCCCGTAGCCTCATCGACCTGGGTCTGCATCAGCAGGCGTTCCGCCGCAGCGATGTCGGTCCGGCCCTGGATAGAATCCATCTCTTCTCCTTAGTAAAATCGGACCTGGACGTGCCACGAGCCGTCCCGGTGCCGGTCTAGCCGGTTGCTACAGAACCCCTCGTCCACCCAGCGCGCGCCAAGCCTCCCCGCCGTGAGCCCCGGGTTGTCCAAGGAGTTGACTCCGCAGGCGTCCATGGCGCGTCGAATCAGCTCTGCATCGAACCAGCGCCCATGGGCCAATTCCCGGCAGACAATCTTTGTTTCGGTGATGGCTTTCACGGCGCAAACCCCATGCCGCGCGAACCGGCCGACTTGACCGCCTCTTGGCCACTCTCCGCTGCGGCGGCCTCTTGGTAGATTTCAGCCAGGCTGTAGCGACCCTTCCCGTTCTCGCGCAGGTACCCTCGGCCCGGCGCCAGAGCTGCATAGACCTCCTGGGCCTGGCAGTACTCGAGCTGGCCGACCTCGACGGAGACGCTCAGCCGGCCAGGTCGCAGAATTGCCTTGTCGATGTCGGTGTGGTCTGCGTTGGTCGTGGCGACGATGCGCACGTCGAGCAGGCGCCCGACGATGCCGTCCCCCAGGTTCAGCAGGGTGGCGACCGACGTCATGTTGTCGGCCATGCGGGCCGCCAAGCACTCGTCTGCGTCCTCGATGATGAAAATCAACCGCCCCTTCTTCTCCTCCGTCTGGTTGTTCGCGGCGAACTCCAGCAGGGCCGGCATGAAGTTTGGCCCGGTCAGCTGCGGCACCATCGCGGGAGGCACAATCACGCAGGTCCCGCCGACGACATCGTTCAGCAGGGCCCGGGTCAAGAAGGTCTTGCCCGTACCTGGAGCCCCGCTAAAAATCGCGATTCGTCCCCGGGGCTTGTCTGAATTCAGGTCGCTGATTGCGCGGTCGTATCCGGTAAGGACCTGGGGGGTGTAGTTGCGTCGCTCGAGAGGTTCACCCCCGATGCCGATTGCTTTGAATTCTGGCCCGTTCTGCGTGGTCACCACAACGTAGACCCGCCCTTTGGGCTCGGTCCGGGTCGTGTACTCTGCTACCCACTGCGCCACCTTCGCGGCCAGCTCCGCATCGGCCAGTGCCGTACCGATGAAAAAATTGTCTACGGAAAAACTCACAACTCCAAAATCGTGGGCGAAGACGCGGGATTTGGGGCTGGCGGTCACCAGCCAGAACTCGGGGAAAGTCTCCTTAAAGGCGCAGGTTAGCGCGGTCAGCGTCATCCCCGGCAGCATATGGCACCCTTCGGGCTCCGAATAATAGTGCATCTCTACCGGGCGACCTCCGGCCGCAGCGAGAGCGCTCAGGCAGTTCTCGGCGTGGTGGAAGACCCCCGCGTTGTACACGTCTGGTTTCACCGTCCACCACGGCTGGTGTGGGTTCAGGACGAAGGTGTTCGGCGCGGGCATCTTGTTCATGTGCTTTCCTTTACTGGTTCTCGGGGCCGTCGTCAAGTGGGGGCCAAACTCCGTCGACCTCTTGTCCGCGCCCCCGGATGAAATCCCACGCCCGGCGATAGTCAATCTCGGACATGCCCTTCTTGGGGACCGGCCTGAAATTCACCACACTGCCGTTGACGGTGACGTCGAAATCCAGGACGTCCACCTCCCATACCCCTCGGGCCTGTAGGTCCTTCAGGACGGAGCGCAGGGCCCCCTTGAGGGCGTTCACCGCGACGTCGCTCATTGGGCGGCCGACGAACTTGAGCGTCTGCTCGGAAATGAGCCGGGACATCTCCACCTTCACTGCGTCAATTTCTTCAGAAGTCATGGGATTTCCATTTTGGCCGCGGGATTGGCCAGGCCGTCGGCGCGCCAGTAGGTAATCGGGCCCTTGGTGTTCTGGCTCAGCCGGATGTGCCCCGCCCCCATGTTGACAAAGGTCATCCATTTTTGGTCCGCAGGCACGTAGCGGCTCGTACTGTTGGGCTTGCGGTAGAAGTGCAAGCCGTTCTGGGTCCGAAGAATCCGGTACGACTGCAACCACCGCAGGTTCACTTCGGTGACGCCCGGTTTGCCATCAAGGATGTCCAGCCTCACCGTACTGAGAACCCCGTTGCTCCACCCCACGACCACCTCCGTATTGACGGCCAATTCGTGGTCGCAGTCCAGCAGGACCGCCATCTCTGCCAGAAGCCCCGGCAGGCGCGCGACGTCCTGGGCAGAGTAGAGAACGATGGGGGCGAACGGCTTGTTGCGCAGGTCGTAGGCGACATGCGCGTTCGGCACGTAGGCCGAGGGCGCGACCAGGACCCACAGCGGGGTCTCCCGCGCGGAGCGGGTCACCACCGCCCGGTCAAAAACCTCGCCGACCATACGCGTGAATTCGGTTACAGCGTCGTCCGAGAGAAATACCATTGTGTCAGTCCTTTCCTGCGGTTACGATGTACCGCTTGTTTGCCTCGATGCTCCAGATGAACTCAAGGGCAGCTCCCGTAAGAGTCCCAACAGGCACGACGAAGTCGCTCTGGTAGCGGGGCATCGGAGGAACCTCGCCGTGGTCCAGGAGGGACTCGAGCCAGACGTTGAGGGCCTCAGTCGCAGCGGCGAGAAAGTCCTCGCCGACCTCAACGAATGTCTGGCAGCCCGGACAGTCGGGAAACTCCGCCAGAACAAAGCGGCCTTCGTAGGTAATTTCTGCGCAGTAGTTCATGTGTTTGTCCTTAAGCTGTCCGGCTCAGATGTTCGCCCATTTGGTCGTTGAATTCCCGTACGGCCTCGAGACGGGTCTTGAATACCATTGAACTTGCGACGAGAACCTTGCCCCCTCGCGCCCTGCTCAGGCGAGACATTCCGCCACTTCGCAGGTTCAGTCGGCCCTTGACGACCGTAAGATGCGGGGCTCCAGGCCCCCAAACGCCCCAACAAACGTCGCCAAATTTCATGACCTTCTCCTCAGGTGCTCTTTGACCCGTCAATAACATTCTGGACCGCCATCAGGAGCCCGCACCAGGCCTCGTGCCATTTATCGGTCGCGGCTTGCAGCCGGTCGACGTCGGAAGAGAGCCAGTCCGGCGATGCCCCCGCCTCGGCGAGCCGCGTGTCAATTAAAAAGGTCACAAACGGCAGGTCCACACTCCTGTTCACCTGAGCGTTGTTATCCTTCCAAACGCGCTCAATTACGGCAAGAGCCGCATTGCGGTACTGATACGCAGGCGGCCCCGCCTCATCGACGAAAGCGCTGTCCGCCCCGAATTTGGCCCGGTACGATTCGGCACCGCCGATGTCACCCAAAGCGTCGAGAATATCGTTCTCTTCTTGCTGCGTCACGGGGTCCCCTTGGGGTGGCACTTGCCACAGCAGGTCTTTGGGGTCGTCACTGCCGGGGCGTACTCCAGCAGCCCGGCCCAGTACGCCAAACGGTAGTTCTCCTTGGTGTGGGGGATTTTGTCGGCCCGCCAGTCCGCGAGCCACTCGTCGACACCGACGGCCGTCTCACGGGTGAATTCGCGAGAGTCCTGCACCGGCTCGGCCTTGCTGTCGAGGATTTCCTGGCGCAGCTTGCTGATGGTGCCGAGCAGCTCCGTGACCATGTCCTGTGTCCCTTCCAAGGCCTCGGCCGTGGCCAGCGCACGGAGACGGGACAGCGCGGTCGCTGACGGCATGAGCTTGAGTTCAGTGGTGCTGTACGGCTTGATTCGCGGCGGAGCATGGTCGGTCATAAAGGCACAATACATCGCCGGGGCTGCAGATGTCAAGCGCCCGCTGGGGCTTGACGGTTCCGATTTAGGTGTGGTACTATCCTTGGCATGCGAATCAAAGTACTTAGCTTCGACGCGGTGCCAGATTCCTCTGGGGACATCTTTGACCCCGAGGGGTGTTCTTTTGCTCCCGAAGTCCCCGTGTATTTTGGCTTTAACGAGAACGGAGACCCGAGCAAGATGGCCGGAATAGCCCGTCTCGAAAAAACCGCAGACGGCCTGTACGCCACATTCGACCTCGTTGGGGATGAGGGGCTTGGTGGGTACCTGACCCCCTACGTCTGTGGTTCCTGTCTCGCCACAGAGACCACCCCGCTCGACGGAAAGACCGTCATCACCGAGTGCAGAATTAATACAATCAGCCTGGGCACCCTGCCAAACCGGGACAGCCGAATTCTCTCTATCGGCTGCCAGCTCGCGGAGCAAGTCTATGGGAAGTGAAATCGAGCGCAAGTTCCTGGTGTGGGAGGACCTCGTCGAGCGCGTGACCCAGAACGGGGACGTCGACTGCTCCTATATCGTCCAAGGGTACCTGGTCTCAGAAAAAGGCCACCAGGTCCGGGTGCGCCGCAAGGGCGACAACGGGTACCTCACCATCAAGGGGGCCCGCAAGGGGGCGACTCGCCAAGAGTTCGAGTACGAAATCCCGCTCGAGGACGCCACGGCGATGCTGAAGCTCTGTTCGGGGCTCATCGAGAAGTACCGCTACGCTGTCCTTGTCGGCGGGCGCACCTGGGAGGTGGACGTCTTCGGTGGGGACAATCTGGGTCTTGTCTTGGCCGAGGTCGAGCTGCAGAACGAGCATGACCGGCTCGTTCTTCCCGACTGGGTCCACGCCGAAGTGACCAACGACAAGCGCTATTACAACGAATACTTGGTCAAACTCCCTTACCGAAACTGGTGACCTATGTTTTTTCTTCCTGGTGATAAAGTCCAAGTTGTACCTGGCGGCCTCTTCGGCCCAGGCCTGCCGTCGGATGGTATAGTGACGTCCGCAGTGGGAACGACCCCGTTGGGGTCCACCATCTACCGGGTAGGTTTCGGCCCCACGGTCGCCCCCACCGACGTCGGCGAGAACTACCTCGTGCTGGTCTTGGCGGAGGCGTACGGTGCCGCTGCTCCGGCCCCTGTCCGTACTGTCCGGCCCCTGCCTCTCGACGACCCCTACTGGCACGGGCACAATATGGCCGGGTACATCGTGCAGTGCGTGTGCGCCACCCCCTTTCACGTCCCCCACCAGTTTTACCGGCTTACTGGCGTATTTTCGGCGTCTCCGGCCCAAAACGACTGCGAAGTCGAGGACGCGAGCCGTGCGCTCTCTGTCGGTGACTCCAAATTCTTTCGGTGCTGGGGACCACCCACCCCCTTCCCGGGAGCGGTTGTTCCGCCCGACATGGCCGCACTAATCCAAGCCCTGCAGACGCCTCAGCTCGCGCCTCCCCCGCTGGTCCAGGTCCCGGCAGCACAGGCCGCCGCCATAAAGCAGCAATTCAACGCCTCCATCGGGGGCGTGGGCCCCTTATGGCGCATGCCGATAGTGCCGGACGAGACCTTCGTGAACGTCTACATTGCGCCCCCGGCCGCCCCCAAGTGCACGTGTGGTGCCGCCAAGTGCAACTCTCAAATCCACTCGAGCTGGTGCGACTTGGCTTGACAGTCCCCGTTCCGCAGATGTAGAGTGCGCGCCATGAACTTCCAAGTGATGCACGGCAAGTCGGGTCTCGTCAAGCACTGGACCGCAGGCGTCGAGTTCGAGGAGGAGGCCCAGAAGCAGGTCCTCAATGTGGCCGACCTCCCCTTCATCTTCAAGCATGTGGCCGTCATGCCCGACACCCACGCTGGGCTTGGTGCGACCATCGGCTCGGTCATCCCCACCATGGGGGCCGTTATCCCCGCAGCCTGTGGAGTCGACATCGGTTGTGGAATTAGTTGCGTCAAGCTTGATGGGGTCGCCACCAAGGACCTCGTCAAGAACGCAGGTTACCTGCGAGAGAAAATCGAGCACGTGGTTCCCCACGGCCGCACCGCCAACGGTGGGGTAGGCGATGTGGGCGCCCACAAGGCCATCCCCGAAGCTGTCGAAAACTGCTGGAAGAGCGAGCTGGTCGAGGGGTACAACGACATGGTGTACGTCGACCCCGAACTCGCCCACAAGGGCGTGCTGAGCCAGCTCGGCACCCTCGGCACCGGCAACCATTTCTTCGAGTTGTCCACAGACGAGAATGACGGCGTGTGGGCCATTGTCCACAGCGGCTCGCGGGGCATCGGGAACAAGATTGGACAGACCTTCATCAACAAGGCTAAGGCCGCCATGCAGACCTGGCACATCACGCTGGCAGACCCCAACCTGGCCTACCTCCCCACGGGCACTCTCGACTTCGCGGCGTACATGCGGGCCGTCGAGTGGGCTCAGAGGTACGCTCGGCTCAGCCGTGAGCTGATGATGCGGGCCGCGGTCCAGGCCCTCGGTCTGAGGGGCTCGGGGCACATCGACTGCCATCACAATTTCGTGGCGTGGGAGCAGCATTTCGGCAAGTCCATTTTGGTGACCCGCAAGGGGGCCGTTCGTGCCCGCGTGGGCGACAAGGGCATCATTCCGGGGTCGATGGGGGCGCGCTCCTACATCGTGGAGGGCCTCGGCAACCCAGAGTCCTTCATGTCCTGCTCTCACGGCGCAGGCCGCCGCATGTCCCGCACCGAAGCGAAGCGGACCTTCTCGCTCGAGGACCACGCCAAGGCAACCGCGGGTGTGGATTGCCGCCAGGACGCCGACGTACTCGACGAAACTCCGGGCGCTTACAAGAGCATCGATTCCGTCATGGCGGCCCAGGCCGACCTCGTCAAAATCAAGCATACCTTGAAGGCCTTTTTGTGCATCAAGGGTTGACGTAATCTACCTGGGTGAATGGTGGGTAACTCGCACGATTTTCTCGTCAGCATCCTAGGCTCAGCCGGCGCAGAAGCCTTGCGGCGCGCAGCCCAGCGCCAACCGTCGTTGGGGTCGTTGCTTGTCCCGCGGGCGGCCCTGGCCTGGGTCCAGACACAAAAGAGCTTCGACGGTGTCGTTCCAGGTAACCCAGGACGTCTGGCGTTCGCGAAATCCGAGTCGGGCCTGACCGGCCAGGTGCTGGTCGGAGACAACCTCTACGAGTTCGCGAACGCCACTCCCGAGCACGTAGCTGCAGCCCTTTCGGTCTCGGTCGGCGCCGGTGAGACCACCGACCAAATCTCACGCCAAGTCCTTGTGAGGCTCGGCAAGTCAATCGACACCTTGGTGCAGGCCCAAACGGCCCGTCTCGCCAAGAGAACTCTCGACCCCGCTCTCGGGTACCGCCTCTCAGAAGAGCACCTCCCCGACGGCATCAGGATTCACGCCCACGACAAGCAGGGCGGCCATGTGGGGACCGCATGGTTCCAGAACGACGGCAGCGGCCTGAAGCCCGTCACCATCGCCGTGGATGAAGACCACCAGCGTCGAGGCATCGCCGGTGCCATGTACGAGCACGCCAAGAAGCTCACCAATAAGCCCATCACGGCCCCCGACCTTCTGACGGATGAGGGCGCAGCTTTCCACGCCACCATCAAGACAGAGCTTCCAGGAATGACCGCGAAGCCCAGGGCTCAGCAGGGCCCGGAAGCCGCTGAACCCCCGAAGATGCAGCCCCGAATGGCGCGACCCAAGCTTCCCAAGCCCCCGAAGCTCCCGGCACTGAAGGTGGAGAAGTCCGAAATGGCGCGCCTGTGCCCGATGTGCGGCCGGGGTCATTTTGAGGGCCAGCGCTACCGCGGATGCCTGTGCACGCGAGACCTGGCCAAATCTATTCGTACCCAGATTTTTAATGATGGCGTAGTGTTGGAGTTCGGTGGCGACTCGACTCGCGACGTGTTCCACCTAATCAGGAAGGCGCTCAAAAATGGCACCTAACTTTTCTGGAGACAGCCTGACAGGTTCGTGGTAAAGTACGTACTGATGAATCTGACCTACCACTACCGCGTTAAGAACGCCGCAAAGAATATTCTCGCGGTATCGGGCATGATACTCCTGCAGAGGAAGCCATGATTCAAGGAAAGGCCAAAGACTGGTACGGTAAGCCCGTCCTCAACGATACTGACGTTGATGGTCTCGAGACAGCCGCCGCATGGAAGGAGTTTGGGGAAGGCACGCCACGCAAGCAGGCCGAGCAAGAGGCCTACGACGAGTACGCCAAAACCCAGCACCAGAAGGCCGCAGCTCATCACCTTCGAGGTATGAGGGCTGCCCAGGCATCTGGCGACCTCGACGAGTCCAGGCTGCACGGCGAAGCGTACCACCATCATATGCTGAGCCTCGGGCATGACCCGACCGACCAGGTTCCTGACGAAATCAAGGCGCTGGTCGAGGACGAGGGCAAGGCTCGCCATTACAAATTCAAGTCCCACCCCGCCGATGGACTCTTGGGCAGCGCTCCGGCACCTTAATCCTGCCCGGGACCGCCGCCGTAATCTGACTGTTCAGGAGACTCACTGAATGGCCAGGACCACACTTATTTTTCCGGGTGCCTTCCCTGAGATTCACATCTCGGACAATAGTGGCGGCAAGTCTGCGGCGGGTACTGGTCGTGGCCCCCCGGGCCCCGCCGGCCCCCAGGGCCCCGCCGGCCCCCAGGGCCCAGTTGGCCCTCCGGGAAGTCAGGGCCCCGCCGGAATTCAAGGTCCCGCTGGCCCCCAGGGCCCTGCAGGCACGGGCCTCTCCGGCTGGATTGTCATCAACGACATCGCAATCACCGGTGGTGGAGTTGCCTCCGACAAGACCTGGGAAGATGCCCCGGGCAACACCGTGCTCCAGAGCTGCACGATTTCGGGGCTGAACCTCGACGTGTCCGTCAGGGCCAGCTACCCCCGCGTTGTGGTGGGCGGAGTTCCCGCCCTGCTGGCTCGCGACGCCTCGGGCGGATTCTATTCTGGAACCGTACCCGTATCGGTACTTGGTTCGGGTGACTTGATTGCTCAGGTGGTCTCGCCAGACGGTGACCTCGGCAGCCTGGACACCGCCGTACTGACCTACGATGCTCCTCCCACGATTCTGACCCTTGCCTTCACGGGCGGGTACCCAGGCAGCCAGACTGAACTCAAGGCTGGCGACACGTTCCAGATTTCCGGCACGACCGACGTCGCGGCAACAGGTGTTGAGGTCCAGGACTTCGGCGCGTGCGTCCTCCAGACGATTTCGTTCCCGTCGACCACTTCGTTCGTCATTATCGTCACTATCGCAAACCGCGGCACCGCGTCACTGCCCTACTTCGCCCAGGTGAGGGCCCACAACGCGGCCAACGCTTACGGTGCTGTCGTTCCGACCAGCAACAGCGTCGTGCTCTGCAACCTTTACCCGACCGTTTCCTTCGGAGCGAAGACCTACCCCGCATCACAGCTCGCCCTGAAGAATGTCGAGTCGGCAACGGTAGCCGTCACGCTTGCGAATCTCGATGTGGTGTCGTTTGATTCCCCGAACGGTGAAGTCTCAATCGCCAATCCTGCACTGATTGAAGCGACCAAGACGGTCTCCCGTATCGGGGGTTCGTATAATATCTCCACCAACAACCTGAGGGCGACGGCGACCAGGTCTGCCAACGCAGCTCTCACCACGGCCCAGACGGTGGTCTCGATTGCCAACGTCGCACCAACCGTCGCTGTAGCCACCCCTGCAGCACGCCTGAGGTCGGGCGGAAATAACGGCACCGCAGCACAGGGCCACACGATTACCATCACCGCGAACCAGCAGCTCCTCAACGCCCCTCTGATGGATGGTGGGGCTGGCGGGGGAACCTTCGCTGGAGTGTGGGCGGGTGGTCCTTCGGTCTGGACTCGGAGTCTTTCCGTCCACGACAACGACGTCAAGGGGCCATACGCTTTCGGAGGCCTCGTCGCTACAGGCCTGGCCGGCTTGGTCCAAAACGCAATCGGGTCTGGCTCCGCATACGTCCTCGGTGGTTTTGTCCAGCGCTCTCTGACTTTTGGAGCCTTCAATCAGAACACGGCCCTGAACGTCGCGGTCGTGACCTACACGAAGCTTCAGGCCGGAAAAATGAGCGCTACCGACCAGCCGGCGCTTCGCAACGCCACCCAGGGGGACCATTCCAACATTGCCAACACCTACACGGTCGACGCCCTGACGGCAAACCCGGTAAACTTGTTCTGGAACGATGCCGTCGCCGCCGCTACCAATGCGTCCGGCACAGCAGCCATCCTGGATGTCGAGGAAGTGGCGTAATGGAAACAAGAACTTGCTCCACCTGCAAGAACACCAAACCTCTGGACCGTTTTTCTTCGGGGCGTGGCCAGTGCAAGGAGTGCAGAGGCGCCGCTTTTAGGATTGTGGCGGCGCCGGCTGAGGGTCCTCCAAAAACGTGTTCCAAGTGCGGCGCCCTAAAGGCAGCAGCTATGTTCAGTCCGATGCGGGGGGACTGCAAGGCGTGCCGGGCCGAGTATCTTCGCAGGTACACCCTCGAACACGCAGATGAGCTGGCTGCCAAACAGACGATTCGGTCTAAACGGAATTATTGGGAGGACCCAGAGGCCGCCAAGGCTCGTTCCAAGAAGTGGGCCCAAAGCAACAAGCAAAAGGTCACCGCCAAGGCGCAAAGATATCAGGACCGGCACCCCGACCTGCTCGCCGCAAAGGCCGCAGAGCGCAAAACATATTACGCCACGCACCCCGTGGAGGCAAGGAACCGTTCTCTGCGCAAGAAGTACGGCATGGCTCCAGAGGAATACGACACGTTGTTCCGCGCACAGGAGGGGGTCTGCGCGATTTGCGGCTCTACGCCTGGGGTTCGTCGTCTCGCGGTGGACCACGACCACGTAACCGGCAAAATTAGAGGGCTTCTTTGCGGGACCTGCAACACCGGCCTGGGGGCCTTCAAGGACCGCCCCCACCTCCTTCTTTCCGCCGCCACATACCTTCTGACCCAAAAGGCGGAACAATGAGTGCCTTTACCGATTTTGTCACAATCGAGCTTCCCCTTCGCCCCGTACTTCTCACGTCAGGGAATACGGGCTACGACGGTGACCCGAACGACGGCGGCGTTCCGCCCGTCCTCTCCAATTCGCCTCTCGGGACCCTCTACCTGCGGGCCTCGACGGGCGTGCTGTACCAGAAGCAGTCCGCTACGCCTGGGACCTGGCTCATGGTGGGTGGCGGCGGCGGTACGGGGCTTTCCGCAGACAACCGCGCCATGGCCGCATCTGTCACGGTGGCCGACGGAGACCTCGCTGTTTCGACCCCGCTCGCTTCGACCTTGTCTGGTTGGGTCGCTGTGGTCGCTGGCGGGCAGGGATGCCATCTGGGGAACGGCACCAAAGTAGGATGCGACTGCTACTTCAGCGCCGACGGCGGCGTGACGCCCCGTGCCTCGGGCGCTCTCCAGGGCGGCGACCTGCTCTACTGGAACGGCTCTGTTGCCGGCTTTCAGTTGGCCACGACCGACCTGATTGATTTTATTTACAGCGCGTAACGAAATTGGCTGTAATCTCAACGTAGCACCCTAGCAAGGAGTAACAAAAATGGCTCAGATGGACGGCAAGATGATTAAGAACGGTACGGTTACTTCGGCTAAGGTCGACAGTACCGTCCTGGTGACCGACGCGGCTCGCTCCCTCGTCGCGACTTTGACTGTCGGCACTGGCGGGGACATCATCGTTCCTTCCGTACCGGCCGGCGACACTTCGGCCGTCAACAAGGCTTACGTTGACGCCAAGGCCCAGGGCCTCGACCTGAAGAACTCGGTCAATGCCGTCACCGCGGTGGCCCTGCCGGCCTACACGCGTACTGGCAATGTCATCACGGCCAGCTCCCTCGGTGCCCTGCCAGCAATCGACGGCGTGACCCTTGACGCAGTCAACAAGAACCGCCTCCTCCTCAAGAACGGCGCGGCCGGTGCAGACAACGGCATTTACGTTGTGACCAACGCTGGCTCGGCTGGCGCCGCGTTCGTGTTGACCCGTGCCGATGACGCCGACACCGACGCCAAGGTAACGAGCGGCATGTTCACCTGGGGCATTGAGGGGACCCTCAACGGCCTCAAGGGCTGGGCTCTCACCACCCCTGACCCCATCACCCTGAACACGACCGCGCTTTCGTTCACGCAGGTCTCGCAGGCCACTGCTCCCACGTGGGGCGGCATCACCGGCACCCTGAGTGCACAGACCGACCTCCAGACCGCACTGGACGGCAAGGTTGATGAGAACGCCGCTATCACTGGCGCGACCCACACCAAAATCACGTACGACGCAAAGGGCCTCGTTACCTCCGGCTCGGACGCGACGACCGCAGATATCGCCAGCAGCACTGACCGCCGGTACGTGACCGACGCACAGCTCGTTGTTGTCGGTAACACCAGCGGAACCAACACCGGCGACCAGTCCTTCCGCGCCGACATGCGGAGCCTGACGGCTTCGGTTACCACGGCAGACCACGACCAGGCGATGGTGGCCACGGTGTCTGCATCCAACACCCACGGCGGCGAAGTTGCCGTGTTCGTGGACGGTCAGAAGCAGTTTGTCGCGGTCGACGGCGCAACCCGCAACGGCGATTGCTACTTCAGCGCCGACGGCGCGGCGGCTCGTGCATTCGCGGCAATCGTCAGCGGTGACAAGCTCTACTGGAACGGCTCGATTGCCGGTTTCCAGCTCGCTGCCACCGACAAGATTGACGTTCTGTTCATGCCGTAAGCTGTAAAACCACACATCCCCTGGTTGGCGCCACCCGACAGACGAGGTGGCGGGCGGTCCGATTCCGCCGGTGTGTTAGGATGGGACACTAATGCGAACTCCTCTTAAGCAGATTGCTCCCGACGGCGCCACCAATGGCCAAGCCCCGGTCTTCAACGCCACGTCCGGCCACTGGGAGCCCGGCACCGTAGGCTCGCCGACTGTCGGAGCGTTTTCTGGCATGGGGACCGCCGAGGGCGCTTCCATCTCGGCTGGCGTGCTGCACATCACTCCGGCGACCGACCTCCTCCCCGGAGCCGTAAGTACTGGGGTGCAGTCCTTTGCGGGCGACAAGACCTTTACCGGTAGCGTCGCTGTTGTTGGCAACATTACCGCCGATTCGGTTACTGCAGCCAACGCGAACTCCTTCCTGAATTTGGGGAGCGGTCCTGCGCAACTGTTCCATTACGGTACGAACGGGGTGAATTCTTACGTCGCGATTAGTGACACGGCACTGGAACTCTCCATCTACGACGACCTCAACGGGCAGTGGGGGTCCACGTTCAGCATGAGCGAGGCTTCGACAATCCTGAATGCGAGCGGTTCGGTGTACCTGCACGCAGCCTCGGCCGCTCGGCTGAGCGGCGGTGTTGGCATTCAGTCCACGGACGTAGTTGTCCGCGTGGGCTCTATGGTAGGCGACGCTTCCGTCCACGCAGACGCGAAGCTCTTGTCGGTCGGCACCAACCTGGCGGCGACCCCCGTCGAATACTTTGGCGTCACCAAAAGCTACACCCTCATGCAGGACGCCAGGTTCAACCCCAAGGCGGTCTCTGCGTCTCCCGTTGAGGGCATGGTTTACTACGACCAGACAGCGCACGTTCTGAAGTTCCGTAACGCGTCAGCATGGGTCGACTGTGGCGGCGGCGGCGGTAGTTTCAGCATGGGAGCGTTTGGGAGCACCCCAAACGCGAACGGCGGAACTGCCTCTGCGGGCGTTCTGACTCTTCAGCCCGCTGACGGAACTCATCCGGGTGGGGTGAGCACTGGAACGCAGACGTTCGTGGGAGCGAAAACTTTCTCGAATGGTGTGTTCGCCGGAGGCTCGGGTCTGACCGCCACCGGAGAGGTTTTCTGTTCCTCTGGCGGTTTTTACACGAACAACGCCGCGGGCGCCCAGCTCTACGTCAATCTGGGCACGGTTGGCGCGGGAACGACATGCGCAAAGGTAGGGACGACCAAAGCGGCGGCCGACCTGCTCGACGACACCAGACTTCTCTCTGTGCAGAGCGGTCTGGGGAACGTCACGGAGGTCGAGCATTTCTTTATTACGAAGAACAGCGCGTCCTTTTCTGGCAGCGTCACCATGACCGGAGACGTGTATTCGGGCAGCGGCGTTTTTTGGGGCGGCGGGGCTGCTATCAATGGTGTGAAGCTGTATTGCGTACCAGAGTTTGGCGGCGGGGCAACTGACGTATGTGTGACGGCGGGGACCGCCAGGGCTACCGCAAGCGTCGACGCCGGCGCCGCCCTGCTCTCTGTCCGTACAGGCGTCCACGGGACCGAAAGCGAGCACTTCAAAGTCACCAAGACCGGCATCACAGCGGCAGAGCTGACCGGCAACGCGGCAACGGCCACCAAGCTCGCAACGGCCCGCACAATCAACGGCATTTCATTCGATGGTACGGCGGACATCAACCTACCTGTGATTGGCGCTCTGCTGAGCCGAGGCAACACCTATATCTGCGGACAGAATTCGTGCGGGAACGTCGGTGGCGCCAACAACACAGCTCTCAGGCAATATTTTGTCCCGTTCGTCCTTGCACGCACGGTCAGCGTCACCCAGCTGGGGGGCGCCAACGGCGCTGGCGGGAGCGGCACAGCCCAGGCGGGCATCTACGGCAACACGACAGTTGGGGGGCTCGACCACCCCGGCACTCTTCTTGCGTCGGTTTCCCTGCCCAACATGGCCCTCTCGGGCTTTTTGAGCGGCACTGTATCTCTGACGCTCCAGGCTGGCACTATTTACTGGGCCAGCTTTGTGTCTACCAATATCGCCACCTGGCTTCAGGCAAATGCGAACGAGATGACCTGTCTCTTGGGTTGGGCCGGCACCAATAGGAACATAGCTCAGACCCACCTCTACGATACTCTGGCTTCTGCTGTCCTGCCCGGCACCGCGAACACCACCTTGACGTCCAACATCGGCGCCGCATGTACGGTCGCCTTCGTATATTAAGGAAAGTATGTCTATCAACTACACAGAAAAGGGCGTTGGGCTGCACGAGGCCGTGAGCGCGGCTGGCCACACCCTTTGGTGCTTGGATGGCGTGTGGCGCGCCGACGATGAAGCCGCAGTGCAAAAAATCATCGACGGCTTCAACCCGTATTCCGTCTCCGAGCTGGAGAGGCAAGCAGAGAAGGCGGTTCTGTTTGGCCGAGACCTCGCGGACAAAGTGGCGAAGAAGGTTTGGGCGATGAACACCTATTTGGCCAACATGGAGTTCCCTCTGACCGCAGAGGAAATCCTGGACCTCTTGAAGTCCACCTCCGCCGTCGACCTCGCATTGCGCAACGGGGCCCTTCATACGGCTCGTGGCCTTCTGGCTGATATCAAGACGGCCCGTCCCGAATACACGGACGCAATCCTTTTTGCTACCGCGTCGATTGATTCGTTTCTGAAGTAACCCGGTTGAGCGTAATCTTAGCACGTAGGAGAATACATAAATGCGTACACCCCTCAAGCTGATTGCCCCCTCCGGGGCTACCCAGGGCCAAGCCCCCATCTTCAATGCGACCTCTGGGGCATGGGAGGCCGGCGACGTCAACCAGGCTGGCGGCTTCGCCAACAACAACCGCAATATGACCGCGTCGGCCACCACGGCTGACGGTCAGGTTGCGACCGCAACGGGGCTTGCAATCGACCTGAGCGCTTGGGTTGCTGTTCTCGTGGACGGCCGCGGGGTGAACGTCGGCGACGGCGTCAAGACGGTGGACTGCTACTTCAGCGCCGACGGCGGAACGACCGCCCGCGCTTTCGGCGAACTCCAGAGCGGCGACCTGCTCTACTGGAACGGCTCGGTTGCAGGCTACCAGCTTGCGACGACGGACCGCATCGACTTCCTCTTCGACCTCGAGAACGGTACTGGGTCCGGCGGTGGCGGCGGCAGCGGTCTCCCCCCTGGAACGGAAGGTGATGTGCTGATGTATCTTTCTGGCGCCTGGGTCGGCACGCCGGCAGGCAACGTGCTGCCCACCTCGTCGGTCAACAACATCCTGCTCCCCAACGGCTCCGGTGGGTGGATTTCCGGCACGTCGATGGCCGGGTGGCCCATCGTCGACAGCAGCTCGTCGTTTGGCCCCGCGGCCCTCTCACTTGTGAGTCAGACCACGCAGCTGGCGCTCGATTCCGGCGTCATTGCCGACGTAACACTGGCATCTACCCCCACGATAACAGATGGCGGCGACATCGGCTCGCAGCTTACTGTGTACTCGGCCCTCGACAACCTGTACAATATCACCCTGCAGTCAGAGGATACCCTGCCGGGTTCGAGGATTGAATTGGTGGGCGGCGGAACCGTAACGCTTGCTCCTGGCGACGCCGTCCAGTTCGCCTTTCATGTCGGTCGTGGATGGGTGGAAATCTACAGGCTGCTGGCTTAATCCCCGCCGTTCAGGACCACCTCGACCTCGCCCTTGTGAGTAGCAAGAGCGAGAGCCCCCATGGTGCACATTTGCGTGTTTGGACTACGGAGGCGGCCGAAAAGGACCGCCTCTTTTGCGTCCGAGTCTGCAACGACCACCCCGGCGGACCGCAAAGCGTCCAAGATGATTCCAAGGACGGTGAGGTTGCCAACGCCGGTGACCGTCACGACGATTTTGTCTGCCATTTTGTTTTGTTCACTCCGCTGGGGTTTGGTAGTTGAGCTGCGAAAGAAGGTCGGCGTTTTGCTTCTGAAGGAGGGCGATTGAGCCACGGGCACTTCGTTTGTCCAGCTCGTGGCGCTCGACCAGCTTCACGTGGATTTCGCGCTCGCGAATCAGCATCGAACGCAGAGTGAGAATTTCCAGAATCGCGTCGTCAAGCGTCGTCGGAAGCGGTGACTCGTCTGCCATGGGGTGGATGTTCACTTGGTCTCCTTGACCACATCTTCTACCACTGTGTCTTCCGCGAAGCAACCGTGCTTGATGGCTTTTTCTGTTGCGGGGTTCTTCAGGTGCAGCAGGCCGCACCGCCAGCAAAACCGGAGCCACGGCTGGCGCTTCGGAGTGAACCAGCGGTGAGGCACCCGTTCTGAAACGCCCCGTTTCATTCCAGCGTTACCGCCGGCCGGCAGCGGGGCTCAGACTTCCACTTCCGATACAGGTCTGCGGTCCGCACGAAGCCCGCCATAAGCGTATCGGGGCCGAACCCGCCGGACAGCCACAGGTTGAAGTCCACGTAGATTTCCGACACAGCGTCCGAGTAGGTGTCGGGGACAATCTCGACTCGGACCTCATCGAGGTCGTTGGGGGCGTCGTTGACGGCGCAAAGAAGCCGGTCGTCGGTCCCCAGCTTCCGGGTCTGGAAGCACCACAACGTGATAAAGTGCCACATCACGGGCGCCAGATGGCAGGCTCCCGCCGTCGGGTCGGGCGGCTCCCCCTCCGGGGCCGGCGGTACCAGGTCCTGACCAGAAGCGAACAGGAACAGGTGGCGAAGAAGGGCGTCCGCGCTCAGGCTCCAACTGTAGCCGCGTATGAAATTCCCGCGAGCATATTTTTTGGCACCAAGACCGTAATGCTTCGAGAGGGCCCACAGGGCCTCGACGGGCACCCGCTCAAAACCGCCCACTTCGGCCAGGAGCTGACTCATGAAGTCTGCGGGAATCAGACTCGGCTGGATGTCCTTGGAGCACTTTTCTCCCCCAGTTTTGGGGTCGACCTTTCGGACCTCGTGTGGGGTGTCACTCATCTGCCGACTCCTCGAGGTCAAAAATGCGGTCGTACACCATCATCGCGGCCTCGAAAGAGGGCACGGCTCCCACGCACAGGGCTGCCTCCCGACAAGCGATGTTCCACCGAATGACGAAGCGTCGGTGGGCCTCCTGTGCCTTGGCGTAGTCCTCTGCGTTTACCATGTCCTTGTCCTTCTTGTCCATGTTATGCCTCCGAATCCATCTTCCTGAACAGCTTGCCTGCTGCGGACCGAATCGCCTTGCGGGTGACCGGGGCGTCCTCGAACTCGCCTGCACCCTCTCGGACGACGTCCTCTACCATAGCATCCAGGAAAGCTGGAGTGTCGCTCATGGTGAGGGTCCTGCCCAGCGTCCCCTTCAGCTTGTCGGCCACATGTCGACCGCGCTCCTCGGTCACGAACTCGGCCGCAACCGCCTCGGCGCTGGTGAGAGCCGCTGCGACCGCTGGGTCAAGCTGGGTGTCCTTCTTGGAGGCGCGCTCCGAGAAGTCGTCCCTCTTGTGCTTGGCGATGATGCGGTCACCGCCCGGGTAGACCAGCTCTACGACGGGGCGAATGACAATGCCCTCCGCCGGCCGGGGCACGTAGTCGACGACCCCATCCTTGAGGGCGTTCGCGACCCCCACCCGAGAGGGGATGTCCCGCTCCGCGTCCAGAGCCTCGCGGGTGCAGTCCACGAGGTTGAAGGGGACGAACTCGAGCCCCAGGTTCTCGACGAGCCGCTTCGCTTGCTCCGCCTGGAGCCACTTGCCCGAAATCATGACGTCGAAGGCAATGAAGCGCGCCTTGGTGCCGTACGTGGCCGACATCTTCTGCATCTTACCACCGTAGGCCTCGCCGTAGACGGTCACCTCGGATGGGGGCTCGTGGAAAATCTCCTTCATCTTGGCGAGCAGGACCTCCTCATCGAAGCACTTGACGAAGGTCTGGTGGTTCTCGCCGCCCGAAAAGTAGACGACCTTGCCTTCCTTGAACGTCAGGTGACTTGAGGTGCCGTGCAGCTTTTCGAGCGCGTAAACCCGCTTAAACAGGTCGAGAATCCGTCGGTCTTTGGACAAATTATTAATGTGTAAATATCCCATTATTATCCCTCTTCGTTGAAGATGCACGGCGGCGTCACACCGCGGTTCCACTTGGCCAGAAGGTCTCGGAGACCGGCCGCCTCAGACTCGGCCTTTACGGCCGCGCGTCGCACCGCTTCGTTGGCACGGTCAAGGGCCATCGACCAAAACTGGGTGAAGTTTTCGGGGGCAACGTAGCGGTCGGGGCCGTGGCCGCGAATCCGCAGATACCCTCGGCCGAACTCGGACACGGAACAGTCCTCGTCGCGGAATGTCTCGATGCCGCCCACCTTCGCTGCTCGGTCGGTAATATAGTAGCTCATGGTCGGCACCATACCTGACCCGGACCCTTGCCGTCAAGGGCAAATTGGTGTAATCTTCTGGGCATGCAAAATGTTTATCTGTCAGGCGGGGCCGACCAGCCACTTCGGGAAATCGAAGTCGCGAGCCAGGCAGATGATTTTGAGCGACTCCAGAGGTACTCCCAGGCCCTTGAAGGTGCCATGGATGGCTGGAAGTCTTGGGTGCTGGCGTGCGGCGGCACCGTATTCGCCATGGGGCCAGAGTCCTTCCGGGCCCGCATTGGGGCCGACCGCCTTCAGGAACTCCCCCACCTCCGCACCCAGTTCGCTACCGCCGTCGGCGCCACGATTTCCATTGGGGTTGGAGCCAAGCTGTCGGAGGCCGACCGCGCACTCGAGGCAGCCAAGAAGGTCGGCGGTGACCAGATTCGGCTGTATGATGGGTCGGTCGAAGAAGACCTCCGTCACGAAAACGACGAAGAGGGCCTGAGCAAGAACCAGGCCGCCTTCCATGACCCCCGCGATGGCAAGGTGTACCCCACCGGGTCAATCCACGACCTCGAAGGTCTCCCCGAACACCTCCAGGACGATGCCGTCAACGGCGTTCTGCAGTCTGGCTTTGTCGACACCCAGGGCCAATTCTTCCAGCGCAAACCGCGCCTCCCTCACACGGACGTCCAGAAGGCCGAAGACCCCCTGAACACGCCAGCGGCCGGCGGCGGAATGACTGGCCCCTCACAGCCCAGCCCGGAAGCGCCCCAGGCTCCCCTCACTGAGGCGTCCGAGCACTCCGAGAACGAGGCTCTGGCCAACATGCTGCGCAGCGCCCCCAGTAGCGCCCCGATGGACGTTGGGCAGCTCCATGACTCCTTCGACATGGCAGCCTCAGCCCAGGGCCAGCAGGACGAGAAAGAGGCCCAGATGCAGGGCCAGCAGGCAGACAGCCAGGCCCAGACCTCCGACATCAAGTCGCGGGTCGCCGCTATCCTCAAGGTCTTCAAGGCGCGCGCTCCCGAACTCGAGCAGCTCCAGGACCAAGACCCCGAGCTGTACCAGACCATCGTAGGAATGCTCAAGGCCATGACCGACATGGCTCGCGAGGCCAGTCAGGCCCCCGTGCAGAAGTCGGAAATCCTCCTGAAGATGGAAAACTGGAACCAGATGGCCCTCGTGTCCCCTGAGGGTGTGCTCCACGACACCGAAGGTCAGTCGCACCCCGACTGGGCCCACGAGAATCGCCATCTGGTGGGATTCGTGCCCACCCACGATAGTGACTACAAGCCCGCGGCGGAGAGCGACGGCCAGGCCACCCAGGACAGCGAAGGACGCATCGCCCTCGACCACTTCCTCGACGCAGGATGGACGCGAATCAAGCCCAACATGGGGGTCCAGGTGTCGGGATTGCACTCGGGCAATATCCGTACCGTGCATAAAATCATCCGAGCCATGGCCAAGCAGAACCCTGGCCGGCCCCTTTCGGTCGACGACGGCAACGGCAGCGCCCACGTGACCGTCAGCGGCTCGGGGCGACCGGACCTGTCCGTCCTGAATAGCCGAATTCAGAAGTCGGAGCTTATCAAGGGTTACCCCAAGGACGAAGACGAGAACCGAGCCAACGAGGCAGCCCACCAAATCCTCCAGGATTCTCTTGAAGAGAAGGGCGGCCAGGTCGTCCACGGCGCTGGTCCCTTGCTCCCCACAGGGGGTCGCACCGGCAAGACAGGCAAGCCCCTGAAGGACTCCCCCGTCTCGAGGTCTAGGATTCGCGGCGCAGCTGCGGCGAACCGTGGCGAAAACGAGCCAATTTACGCGGAGATGGACCCCGCCGCCCCCTATTATGACGCCGGAATGCCCGCGGTGACTTCGAAGCCGACGGGGTTCACAGGTGGGGGCACGTCGGTGTCTGCCGGCCTCGGGTTCTCCAACGCCACCCCCCAGCGCATCGCCGAGGGGGCCGACAAGCGATGGTGGGAAGATGTGGACCGCGGGTCCTGGGACCAGGTCAGTGACTCCTTCAATCGGCAGCATCCGTTTCCGGGCCACCTTGTCGCGTTCTACGGAGGCAAGGACAGGCATCCGGGAATTGCCGTAGCGGCTCGTGCTCAGCCCGGCCGTCTCCTCGGCCGCTACCCCATTCATCCCGACACAGGCCAGCTCGGCTCCCCCGTCTCAGCGAACGGACTGACAGAGGTCCGCGACCTGCCCCCGGAAACCAAAGCGGCACTCCAGGCCCACTTGACCCAGCATTGGCCCACCTTCTTCAAGAAGCCTGCGGTTCTCAAGGCGGACCTCATGCCCGGCGGAAAGGCCGACGACAAGACCGACGACGACTTCGACCCCGACGACCTGGCAGAAGGTGCCCGCATCGAGGCCGAAGAGCACGGGCTCGACGAGGCTCGCGCCAAGGAAATCGCCCGGGACCACCTGACCGAAAACTCGCAATATTACAAAACCGCCAAGGCTGCCCTGGTTCCGCGGAAGACGGGCGTCCATCAGGTCCACTATCCTGTTGGGTCCCAGAAGGATGCCGGAGCCCAGGGCACCCGTGACGTGGGGAAGATTAAGGTGCAAAGCAGTGCTGACGGGAAAACCAAGTGGCGGTCGGTTAGGGCCGGTCTCGTGATGGACAAAGAGGGGAACCCCATCTCCTCACGAAACCCAGGAGGGTGACATCACCCGGTACGAAGGTACCGACCACTCTCGCCAATTCGCCCACGGAACCATCGCCCAAACCAGGAGCTGGGCCAGATTGGGGGTCTCCGCGTCGACGACCAACTCGAAGTCCAACCCCGCCTGCTTGCGGGGCACCACGTAGACGGTGAAGAGGCTCACTGACGCACCCAGCCAAGCTTTTCCATGGCCGAAGCCCAGCTCTCCGGGTTCGCGTCCTTCTTCAGACTGCCCCGAACCGTCCAGCCGAACTTCATGTCCCCGACCGAGAACTTGTGCAGGATTTTCCGGTCCGACATCAGGGCGCGGGTCTCGAGGCGGGTAGCGCCGTCGACGCCGTGGGGAAGAGTCTTGGTGAAGCGGTAGAGTTCGGTCCGTCCATTCGCGCTCAGCTTGGCCACGGTGTAGCTCCTTTGTAGGAACGTATATAGAATACCCCACGAAGGTCGTCAAGTGGGTAATCTTCATTATTGTGATTAATCTCAACGTCGACCTGACCGCGATACTGGAACTGGGGAAAGACCTGGAGCCAACGGTCAAGAAGGCCCTTTCCGAGGCCGCGGGCAACCTGGCCCTGCAAACCCACGCCCACATCGTCGAGAAGGTCCAGAAAGAACTCCACTCGTCGCGAGAGAAGTATCTGGGCGCCCTCGAATTCAAGCAGGTGAGCGCCGACACATGGGTCATCAATCTTGACAAAGCCGCCATGTGGATTGAGCAAGGTCAGCCGGAGCATAGTATGCTGGACGACTTGCTGTCAAGCCCCAAAGCAAAAATGTCAGCTGATGGTTCAAGATACGTCGTCGTTCCGTTCGAGCACAACAAGGGCCCGACCCGCCAGACCCAGGCCCAGAACGACCTGACCAATACCATCAAGGCGGAAATGAAGAAGCGCCAAATTCCTTATGGGAAACTTGAGTTTGCTGCGGATGGGGCTCCCAAGGTCGGCAAGCTGCACACCTTCAACATCAATGCCCCCAACAAGACCGCAGAAGGTCCAGGTCAGGGGCACGGGCAGATTGGCCAAGCCCGCCAGGGCCCGACGGGGATTCCTTTCTTGCGGGGCGTCTCGGTCTACCAGAAGCAAATCAAGGACCAGTCCACCGGCAAGACCAAGGTCAAGAAGGCCATCATGACCTTCCGCGTCGCCTCCTCCAAGCACCAGGGGACCGAGCGCTGGCATCACCCCGGGACCGAAGCCAAGGAGTTCTTCGAGGACGCTCAGAAGTGGGCCCTCGAGCAGTGGGAGCGCAAAATCGTCCCCGACATCATGCGGCGCCTTAGCTCCGCTAACTTCTGATTTTAGACTTGTGGGGTGTGGGGGCGTCGCGGTGTAGAATCATCGACGAAACCAGATACGAAAAAACCGTACCGGCGTCCAGGACCGCAGTCAAGGCCTTCGATGCTGAAGCGCGGGTGATGAACGGCCCGAGAATCACGGGTTCATCCGTCTCGAGCACGCGATACGTAACCCTGAACTCCTCGGTGTCAAGGAGCATGTGGGGTCTTGGCAATCAGGCGGGTCAACTCCTGCTTCTCCTGGGCGGATGGCGGGGGGTAAATCATCTTCTCGAGAGCCTTCACTGCGTTGACCTCGTGGAGCAGGAAGGGCAGGTCAGAGTTCCCCGAGTACAGCGTGAAGAGCCGGTTCTTGTAGGACTGCAAGCCCCTGACGAGTGTCGCCACCTGCTCCTCGGTCAAAACAGCGTCTCCGATGGTGATTTCTGAGGTCATGCTACAGACTCTACCATCTCGAAGCGCCGCTGTCAACGCTTGCTGCCGAACCGCAAGAGGGTGGTCTCGAGGGCGTCAAGCATGTCGACGTGCGAAATACGGTCGAATTTGTATTTCTCGTTGAACTTAGCTGCCTCTTCGGCTAGGAGGGCAGCAATCTTGGCCTTGGTCGAGAGAAGCCACTCGGTCCTGTACGTGTTGGGCATTATCCCCTTTTTGAGGGAGGCTTGAATCGCAGCCCTCTGCTGCAGCCCGAAGGCGATTTTGGCGTCTACGTCGGTCACCAAGCTGTGGAGAAATTCGCAGATGGCAGTCAGTTGCTGGGAAGAGAGCTTGTCGTCCATGGGTCCATTGTAGCACGTTTGGCGTAATCTCTGTCGTATGCCCCTCATCCGAGCCCTCGAGCTTCCTCTTCCAGACCATCAGAACACCAAGGTCTTGGGGGTTCATCAGGGAGACCTGATTATTAAATCAGCTCTGGACATGGCCATTGCCGACATCAGGGCCAACCCGTGGCTACTCGACTACGTGTGGGCCTCTGTGGTCCAGGACGCACTGACCGCCCGTACGTACGGGATGGCAGACCTGGAGAGAAGCAAGGAGTGGTTCCTGAACACGGACTTCCCCGTCAAGGTGGGGCCCGTGATGGACGAGACCGCGGTTCCGGTCATCGTTGTTTCGCTGGGCAATTCAGAAGAGCAGACCGCGGAGGCGACGATTGGGGACATCAACCCGGACGGTGCGACGGAGGATAACACCTCCGCGGAATGGCCTCCGATGACGACCCCTCTGATTCCCGTGTCGTACGACCAGGCAACGGGCGTTCTTGTTCTGAGGGAGAAAGACATCCCGTCGGACTTTTCGGTCGCTGAGGGCATGTACGTAATTGACCGGTTCGGTGCGCCTCACGAAATCAAGAAGACCTACGGACGAGCAGCTGTCGGAGTTGCTCCAGGCACGGTTGCCGACTTCCGCGGGGGCACCATCAAGACGGCCCGCCCCACTTGGCTGACTTTTGTTGAATCCTCCAGCTTCCGCGAGTCGTACCAGCTCGCCGTCAAAGTGGGTGGGGAGCCAGTCAACACCGTCCTTCTGCACTCCGTCGTTGTGTTTTGTTTGCTCCGCTACAAGGAAGTTCTCTTGGAGGCCAGAGGGTTCGAGCGCTCGACGTTCACCTCCAGCGACCTGAAGCTCGACACCGAGATGTCGGAGACCCAACCAGTGTTCGCCCGATACATCAGCTTGAGCGGATATATCAGGCAGTACTGGCCCAAGCTCGTGACCCCCAAAATCGCCGTGGCTTATACGCAAGGGCGCGTCATCGCGGCGGGTCCGACGGGGACACAGGACTGGAGCCTCGACGACGACTCAATTGTACTCACCGGGCGGGGGTAATCTCGACCGTATGCCGGTACCTGAGCATCTCAAAAATCACCCCGTGTTTTCTGGGAAGGGCTCGTTCGGCATCATGTCGGCCGAAGACCCATACTTCCCGGCCGAGACCGCCTCCACCTCAGAGAACCTTGGCGCGCACCTGAAGGCTCTCGGCCTCCACCACGAGCCCGTCGTCGGGCAGTACGAGAACGCCCGTGAAAATTCATCTCTAATTCACAACCCGACCCGCGAACAGATGATGGACCTCGGGCGCAGGTTCGGCCAGGAGTCGGTCGTCTTTTCGCAGAACGGCAACCATGAAATCCTGTACACCAACGGTCCCCACAAAGGCAAGTCCAGGGTTCAGCACCCCGAACTCCCCACCTCCGAGTTCCTGACCGAGCCTCCGCAGCACGGTGGCTACACGCAGTTGCCCGGCGGCGAGATGTTCCGCCTGAATTTTGACTGGGGCCGCCAGCCGGCCGTTGTTCGCGACACCCAGTCTCACCCCCACGATTATTCCTGGCACGACACCAACACGTACCACAGCAGGTTCGACAAAGGCTATTCTGGGAACTCGCTGAAGAAGAGTGAGCAGCCCCTGGACATGAAGCTGCTGACCCCGTTCGGAACGGTTGGCGGTCCCCAGTCCCCCACCGACTTCAGCCACCTGCTCGGCCACAAGCTGGCCGACACCGAGGAGCTGGCAGCCAAGTACGGCTACAAGACCTTTTTGCATAGTGGGCGCTACGGAGCCCCCGACTTCGAGGCGCACAACTACAGCACTGGGTTCTTGCCTATTTCTGACCCCGGCGCAACCGACCACGCAACGGAATCTGGAGTGCGAGCGTACCGTACTCTTCACGAGCTGGCCCACGCCCTGACGTACCCCGAAATCAACAAGCTCTACGGCGAGTCGAGACGTAGTGGTGCGATGGGTGAGCGAACCCCCCACGAGACGATGCGCTCCGTGCACTGGGAAGACCTCGCATCGAAGCGCCAGCGTGCTCTTGCCAGCGAAATTGGCGTGGCCGTGTCGGACCCCGACTTCAACAAGGACCGCAACTCTGTGATGGCAGACGCTGTCCATCGCGCCGTCACCGGTCGGGAATCAACCCCGCTGTCCCAGCTCGGCTTCGTTCCCCACTCTCACGAAGTCCCCCTGTCTACCGCTCTCGACTCCGTTCGTGCAGCTGCCGAGGAGAGGGGAATCCCAGGCCTCCACGACCACGCCGCACCGAAGGTTTCGGTCGCTAAGTCTCTGGCCAAGTCGGACACAGTCAAGGCGGCCTTCCGCCACAAGAAGACGGGCGCGGTCGTGACAGCCGAACACTTCCACGACCCCTCCGTACTGCCGGAAGGTCACTCGAAGACCGACTACGACGAAGGCTTCGTCGAGCGCGGAGCGTTCCATACCCGCGACGAATACAAAAAGAAGTACCCCCGCAAGATGAAAATCAAGAAAGCGGAGCTGCCGGCCCCGGTAATCCACACCAGCGTCGAGGGCTTCCTGAAGGGCCTCCAGGCCATCCCGAAAGGAACGCCCGAACGAGGCAAGTTCATCACTCGGCACATGGGGCACGCTGGCTTTATTGGTGCGCTCCGCGCCCACGCGCAGGGGCCGCAGATTTTTAAAATGCTGACCGCACATCTGAACAGCCCGGCCAATGCTGGTCCGGGTAGGGCGGTTGTGACAGCGAAATCAGAAGACGGCGTAATCTTGCTGGACGGGAGTAAACACGTGGCTACAGACCCTATTGCAGCGCTCGAGCGAATTCAGGTGTTGTCGGCGAAGCTCTATGAGCTGCACAAGAAGGAGCTGGAGAAGCAGCTCATTCCTCCCCACGACCACAACGTGGGCGTGACTGTCGGAGCAGGAATGGAAGACGTCGCTCCTGGCCGTCTCGACCACCGAGGTCAGATTGGCGGCACTGCCACCCGCAACCTTCCCCGCAAGCCGCAGGGCGTAGTTAAGGCGGCCCCGACCGAGACCTCCGCTGAGGCCTCCGCTGAGGCCTCCGCTGAAGAGTCCACCAAAGGTCGCGAAGAGTCGACGGTCGCCGCCCTCTGCAAGCTCTGCAAGAAGGGTCCGTGCGCGTGCGCCGCAAAGGGCGAGATGTCCGCAACCGGAGTTCTTCCGGGCGACAAGCCAGTCAAGGAAAGCTCTGTGGACGGGACCGGTGGCAAAATCAAGTCGGTCTCCGCCATCCGCAAGTCCGCGATGGAGAGCATGCAGAAGGCGGAGATTGCTCCGGGCGTGCATTCCGACGCCGTGGCCAAGCCGACCCCCACCGTTTTTCCCGCGGCTCCCGCGAACGCGCCCCACTCGACCCGCCTGACGGAGGCGCTCAAGCTGGGCCAGCCTGTGCACGCGATGGCGCACCCCAACGGCATGCTCGAGTTCGTCCCCCCAGGGATGGTCCGCAACATCAGTGTCACCCAGAAGAGGCCGGTGTTTATGGTGCACCCAGCCCCCGTCGCGAAAGCTGAGCCCCCGATGGCAAAGCCGCCCGGCGGGAAGAACATGGCGACCCACACCCCGACTTCCAAGCCGGCCGCAGTAGCGCCCCCGAAGACGAAGATTCCGAAGCCCAAGGCCAAGATTGCAGTCGCCACGATGACCTCTGGCAACGTAGGCAATGCAGGAGCAGCGATGGGTACCGCCGCAGGTGGCGGTCTTGGCAAGGGCGTTATGTCCGACATCGCCCAGCGCGAGTCCCAGTCGATGGGCGGACCTACCGCAGTAGCCCCCGCCCCCAAAGCAGCCCTGCCGAGCCCGAGCCAGCAAGAGGACCGAGCCGCGATGTTCGCTGGCGCCATGGCTGGCGACTACACGCCCCCGGCCGCAGCTCCCAAGCCGAGGGTCGTAGCGGTAAATCCTGTTGGTGCAATCCCAGCAACAAAACTCACGAAGCGGCCTGGCATTTTTGGTCGTCTTCCTCTCAACAATCCCAAGTAATCTCCCCGTACAGGAGTCACGCTAATGGCAAAGTCGATTTCGCTGGATTCAGGAACCCTGTACACCCCCGGGGGCTACGGGCAGTATAACGTCCAGAGCGCACAGTCCGGCCTCGCGACCACGGGTGTCTTGATGCTGGTCGGCGAAGCTGACAGCGGCCCCGACTTCACCCAGGAAGAGGACCTCGAGAAGAACGCCTTCGGTCCTGACCAGAAGGCCGAGGTCATGCTCAAGTACGGCTCGGGGGCTCTCGTAGATGCCTTCTGCGCCGCGGTTGTTGCCGCGAACGACCCAGACATCACCGGCAGTTTCTCGAGCTGCGTGCTGGTGAAGACCAACAAGAGCGAGCGCGCCACCGGAACCCTGCCCAAGATTGGCGGCGGGACCTATTCTGCCCTCGTGGCCAAGTCGGTTGGCGTCACCGGCAACGCGGTCTCGTTCCGCACCATCCAGGCCCAGGGCGAGACTCTCCCGACCACTGGCCCCTTCACCTTCATCTCGCCCGTCGGCAACCTCGACTACCGCATCCGTGCGAACGGCGGGGCCGCTGTCGGTGCCACGATTCCTGCCGGCTCCACGCCTGCCGGGTTTGTGAGTGCTGTCGACGCACTGGTCGGCGTAGTTGCCACCGGTGGAGCGAACCGCAACCTTCTGACCTCCGCGGGTGGACGTTCCGTGGCTCTGACCGCCGCAGGCAACGTGGTCACCTTCGCAATCTCTGGCGGGGCCTGGGATAACATCCCGACCGTAGGCGACACCTTCCTGCTTCCTTTCGCGGCTCCTGCAGCTCTTCGTGGCGCTGGCGATGGGAACGTGGGCTCGTACGTGGTTGTCGCGGCCTCGTCGGCGAGCATTACCGCCACCAAGCTGAGCGACTACGACAGGGCCCTCGCGGTACCGGGCACCATCACTCCTCCCGTGACCGTTCCTTTGACGGCGCTGGCTGTGACGGCCTCCACCGACCTTGTGGTGTACGGCTCGGTCACCGTGTCTGTCGATGCTGGCCCCGTGAATGACGGCGCAGGCAAGGCTCTCGAAATCGCCGAGCTGGTGAACGCCACCCCGGGTTCCGACCTTCTGTCTCGCACCGCATACGTCCTCGGAACCACCACTCCGGTAACCTGGATGAGCAGGCCGCAGTCCGCCAAGCTCCTGACCTCGGCCACCGAGTACCAGGTGACTCTGAACGTCGCGAACTCCACGACTCTCGCAACCGAGACCTTCACTGAGGGCGGCGAGATTGTCCTCAAGATGGGCTACGCTGGCGATACCGGCACCCTGACTGTCACAGACGACCTCCTCACCACGACCGTCACTGGCGGCATTGGCGGGGACCTGACCCTCGACCTGAATACGTTCGGGTCCCTGCAGGCCCTGGCCGACTACATCAACTCGCGCCCCGGATACACCTGCTCTGTGGGTACCGCAGCTCTTGGCCAGCTCCAGGCGTACGCTCTGGACGATGTCACCGTTGGCATCGCGGACCAGTGGGGCTCGCAGCCTGGCCGAGTGAAGGCGGACGGGTACCGATTCTTCAACGCAATCGACCAGGGCTCTGGCCTCGTGCAGCTTGGCGACCCCGCTTCGCCGAACGGCGCCGGGCTCCCCGACCTCATGGCGGGCGAAGAGTTCCTCGCTGGCGGCCTGCTGGGCGCAACGACCGACGCGGATGTCACTGCAGCGTACACCGCACTCGAAGAGGTCCGCGGGAACTTCCTGGTTCCTCTGTTCTCCCGTGACGCGAGTGCAGACGTCCTGGACGGCCTGACCGACACCTCGTCGACCTACACCATCACCGGAATCCACACCGGTGCGAAGTCCCACGCCATTGCGATGTCGTCCATTAAGCGACGCCGCAACCGTCAGGCCTTCCTGAGCGTCGCGGACACTTTCGCAGCTTCGCAAGAGGTTGCGGCGAACATCGCGAGCTTCCGTAGCGCGATGGCGTTCGAGGACATTCGCGAGCCCAACGCCTTCGGCACCATCGAGCAGTTCCTGCCCTGGATGGCGGCAGTGAAGGCAGCTTCGATGCAGGCTGCCGGGTTCTACAGAAACATCGAGTTCAAGGGCGTCAACATCGTGGGCTGTCTGCACCGCGACGGCAGCTTCCGACCCAAGAACGACACCCAGGTCGAGCAGGCCCTCAAGGCCGGACTCCTCATTCTCCGCCCCTCGCTTGATGGCGGGTATGTATTCGTGAGTGACCAGACGACTTACGGTAAGGACTCGAACTTCGTCTTCAACTCCATCCAGGCCGTCTACGCTGCCGACACCATCACCTTGACGATGGCGATGCGGATGGAGAAGGCCATCGTCGGGCAGAGCGTCGCCGACATCAGCGCGCCAGCAGCCAAGGCCATCGCCGAAGGCGTCCTCGCTGACATGCTCAAGCTGAAGCTAATTGCGCCTTCGGACGATGGCGCCCCCAAGGGCTACAAGGACCTCTCCATCAAAATTGTCGGCAATGCACTGCTTGTTAATTGTGCCATCAAGCTTGCTACCGCAATCGACTTCGTAATTATTCAGTTCCAGGTCTCGCCGGTTCAGCAGTCGGCGTAATGGCTAGCTCCCAACGGATGGAGCCGCAATCCCAGATGCGGTCCCATCCGTTGTCTTTCATAATGTCCCACTCTGTAGATTCCGGGGCTCCCCCGAACGTCGCAAGGGCTACGGACTTACGCCATCTAAAGCGATGCACGCGCTTTGCTGTGTTTTTTTCAAAATACCAGTACGACGGAGGGTTCTCGCGTGTCTGGGAAAACCCCAGCGCGCGATAAAGATTCCCGTTGGACCACCTGTTGTCGCTGTAGGAAACAAGAGACCGTGCCTCTGGGTGCAGCCTGCGCCACGCGGATATCAGCTTTCCTGCTCCTCCGGACACCGTAACCCCAGGCCGAACGCAGTATCTCGCCAACTCCCAAACCCCCTCCTTGTTTTTGGACCCCCGACTGGCGTTTGGACGAGCAAAAATCGCCGCCGCAAGCGTGGCACCTTCTGAGTCCGCCAAGGAAAACACCTCACCTCCCACCGAGCCTTGCAGGTGGTATTGGGCCACAAAGTCTCTACCAGCCGAGACGGCGACGGTGAGTGTCCTAGCGCCAACGCGCCGATGCGTCACACCCAGGATTGCCCCCAAATACCCGAGTACGACCTCCTTGCGACATACCCATTCGTCCTCGAATATTGTGATGAGCCGGACGTTTCGTGCCCTAGCCTCTTGGAGCTTAAGCAAATGCTTGCGGCGCGCATCTGGGCCGTTCCAGACTTCACCATGCCACCACAGACCGCAGTATTCTATGCCGACACGCAGGGAGGGAATCCATAGGTCCATCTCCAGACCGTCAAGCTCGGTCCTGTCGTTCCGCGCGATGGCGATGCCCGGGATTAGGTCTTGAAGGGCCGCGCACAGCTCGCCCTCTGCGAAGCTCTTGACGCACCCGCACGAGCGGGTTCTATAAAAAAGCAGGTTGTTGATGGATGTACTAAAAACGGTGCCGCACCTGCATTCGAAATTCCATACTCCGCGGGCAGTGGTGTCGAATACGAAACCCTCCCCTGCGGGAATATTAAGTGCCTTGATATTGTTCTGGGCACAAACTTCAAGTACGTTTTTCCAGGTGTGCGTCGCGCATCCGTTAGGCTTCCCCCGGCGAGCAAGTCCAGCTTTCTGTCGTAACTCTTTTATGTCGGCGACGTCACACAGGGGCTCTTTTCCGGCCCTGAACCTGGCGGCCGAAACCTCCCTCTCTACCCCATTCCTCACGTTCTTCGCCAAGATAAAATGGTGACCGTCCCGTATTCCTACAGACCGCACCCACACGACATCGCCTATCTGCATCCCCTCTCCGACAAACGACGGTTTTTTCCTGGGATTGCGAGAAAGCTCGCACCGACGACAGAAATGGCCACCAAGCACATTGTAGACGTAAAAACGGGACCGATGTCCGCCGGGGCAGGTCGCGGAGATATAGTGCCCCTCTAGGCCCTGTACGGAATATCCAAGCCCCGATAGCACCTCCAGGGCCTCTTGGGTCTTGCGCGGACTAGCCATGGTTCGATTGTACCACAAAGCAGGGTAATCTGACAGACCAAAGGAGATTTTTGATGGCTTCCAAAATTATGACCGGGGCGAGAGGTAAGGTGTATATTGCCGACCCGAATACTGGCAAGCCCGAGCTGGTTGGGGTCTTCCATACTATCAGTTGGGGCTTGACTTTCGACGTTCAGCCAGCTTTCATTCTGGGCCGATTCAGCCCAGACGAGCTGGTCTACACGGCACAGGAGCCAATCGGCGTTCAGTGCGCCGGCTTCAAGGTCGTCGGCGCTGGCGTGCACAAGCTGATGAAGATGGCCAACACCCGGGACCTGCTCACCCACGAGTACCTCTCGCTTGTCATCGTTGACCGTCAGACCGGCCGCGACATCGCCAAGATTCACAGCGTGCGCCCTGTGAGCTACAACACGACCCTGAACGCCCGGCAGATGGAAGAGATTTCCGTCAACTACATGGGCCTCCTGGTCGACGACGAAGACACGCAAAATTCCGAGCGAGCAGACGCAGCAACCATGCCGTAACTGTCAGCTCCCAGTCTCCAAGCCCCGGCCTAACCCGCCGGGGCTTTTTGTATTTCAGCGGAGATAGCCGAGTTCGACCAGCTTCGAAATCATCGTGTCGCCATTCAGCAGGAACTGGCCTTTCTGCGGCTCCACAACAACCCCCTGCTCGACCATGCTTCGCAGCATGGCTGCCTGGCGCCTGGAAGACACACCGACAGCGGCGGCGAAATCCTTCCGCGACATCGGGACCTCGGTAGACATCATAGAGAAGAAGGCTCTTCGGACGTCATCGACCGGCATCTTGCGAGGCTTCTTGATGCCCAGAGCCTTGCGGATTTGCGTTGCTGTTCGCGGCTTAATCGTGACCGTTCTCATGGAATCACCACCACCTTCATCACAGCGTAGAGGTCCCTCTCCTGCTTCGCGAGGGCCCGAATCGAGGACTCGATGACGGACGGGGCGCAGGGGCCGAGCACGTTTCCCAGGACCTCGAGAAGGTGCCTAACATCGACCGAGGTCTTGATGGCTGACTCGAGTTGCTCCACTTGCTCGCTCATCGGACGGCCGCCAGGTCCTCGGGGGAAAGCCCGAACGCGGACGCAAGAGCGCGAGCGTTGCCGTCGAGAATCGCCTGGAACTCGGCGGTCCGACCGTCCATGGTGAGTCGGGGGAACAGCGAGGCCCCGCCGTGCACGTACACGGTGCCGTGGCGACCGGTCGGGTCCTTGACCTCCTTGTTGCCCTCCTGGAGGGTGTCGACGAACCAGAACTTGACCAGGTCCGAATAGCCACGGTGGGTGACCTCGTCGTGGCGGAAGTTGATTGCCCGCGAGAGGGTCAGGAAACGGCGAGGGGGGAAAGCGTTGGAGTGCAGCTCGATTGCCATGGTGTTGCTCCTTGGGGTGATGCGTTATTCTTCGTTGGGGGTCGGGGAGTAGGGGTGGACATCGGCGCCAAAATCGAGGAGTGCCTCGAGGCGCTCGAGCTGCTCCTTGTTCGCGTCAATCTTGGCCAGAGCGAGTCGGCTCACGCGGTTCTGGGCCTCAATGGGTGTTCGGAACCAGTCCTTTTTGCCAATCATCTGCCCGAGACCGTTCGTTTCGGGCCGGATGAAGAGACGTCCGTCTCTGACCTCGCAGATTTCGTCAGGGACCGCTACAATTCCAGTCGTCAGGGCGCATTTCGTATGGTAGTACATTTATAATCCGATTGCGAGACAGGTAATGTAGCATCCGACGGCGTGGGGCTCAGCGAGACCGCCCTTGGCGAGCTTGCAGTAGTCCACCCAGAGGGGTTTGTTGTGCGCGGTCTGGGCCCAGGCCTGAATGGACTTCGACTCGACGAACTTGAGGGCTGACTCGAAGAGGGCCACTGCTTCTTTGTCGCTTTTCATGGTGGGAATATGCTCGCTTTCTTCTTTGCTGTCAAGCCCACCACTTGAGGTCGGCTGGGGTGGTGCCGCGGGGGATACGGATGGGACGGCCGGATGACCAGGGCTGACAGATGGGGCAGTAGGGCCTGCCCCCGGAAGTCGCCCACATCAAGGTCTCGGGATGGGGAGTCTTCTTCCCCGCGCAGGTCTTAGGGAAGAAAACGACCTCGACGCGGTCACTCACAGAACACCACGAAGCCCTTCACGGTCCAACGGGTGAAGGTGGCGGCGCTCAGGTGCCCCACCTCCATCTTCACGGGCACGCCAGCCGCGCGCAAAACCTCGGCCGCTGCCTCCTTCCCCGTGGCATGCATGGTGTCGATGGCCTGCCGACACGTCTCGAGGCCGACCTTGAACCCCTTGCGGGCCAGCTCGAGCTGCGTCTCGGAGGCCTCGTTCGTGTGGTGCTTCTCCAACGGATTGGCTGTCATGGTGGTCCTCCTATACAGCGGTCTTGGGTGCCTTGTCAAGCTCAGTGGGTCGCGATGAGGGCTGCCGTAAGGGCCACAATCGGGATGGCGATGGCACCGACGGGGACCATGACCTCGCCGTACCGGTGGGCATCCCCGTTCGGCGACCAGGCCGAGAAGAGCCACTTGGTCATGTCCACCAGCGAGGCCAGCATTTCCGTCAGAAACATCCCCTTGAGAATCTCGCTGTCGGTGTTGCGGTAAGCAATCGCCGCGCCAATCATCCAGACAGCCTCGGTGATGGCGGGGGCTGCATGGATGAGGGGAGCTGCCCGGTCGGCCAGGTCGCCAGACCGGAACTGGCTCACGGTGTAGCCAAAGGTGAGGTTCCCGTGCTGCGTCGACGGCCAGACCTCGAAGTTCGTCACCTGCCCACCGTATGCGACCGCGGCCAGGGCGTGGGACCCCTCGTGGATGGTGGTGTGCAGGAAGAAGGAAGGAATCGCCCAGACACCGGCGGCGATGAGCTGCTTGGCGGGGGACGGCGAGGGGCTGGAGGGGGTCGCGACGAGGAGGAGGGCGAGAGCGGTGGAGAGCATGTTGAATTAATACTCCGACCAGGCAGGTAGGTCAAGGGCCCCTTCACGTAATCTGAATTGTATGTCGAATGACGATTTTTCCCTCTTTTTGCAGGCGTTGAACGACCGCCTCCAATCCCTAGATGAAAAAATGGACAGCAAGTTTGAAAAAGTAGGAGACAAACTCGACGGAATTGAGCGCCGGGTCGACTCAATCGACACGACATTGGTCAAGCAGGCCGAGCAGCTTGAGCATCACATCAAGAGGACAGACCTTCTTGAGGGGATGATTAAACCCGTCACCACGGCATGGACTGTTGTTCGTTGGGGCGGCCTTCCTTTGCTGGTGGTAGCTGTCGTGCTGTTCGCTCTGTTGGGGGTCGAAGTCGCCCCGCTGCTGAAACTCCTGTTGACGCTTTTCTGAGGTTCGTATGCAGTCAATCACTACCGATGGCGGCTTCAGGTCCCGCAAGCTGTGGCTTGCGATTTTCTGTATCGGTGTGATTTCCGTAGGTTACGGAGTCGCTGGCGTCTGGGCAACCCTCGCTGCCGTGTACGGCGAGTTCGTGATGGGTGTGCTTGCAGCGGCCGGTATCTACAGCGGCAGCAACGTGGTAGCCAAGCACCTGTTCATGAAGGCCGCCAAGAAGGTCAAGAAGAAGGTCGCCGCACCGCCCGCCGACCCGCCGGTCGAGCCTGCTCCCCAATAAGCTCGGTGGCCCGGTAGAGCTTCTCGGTGAGGTCTGCGAAGACTTTTTCGATGCTCGGCGTGAGAGTGCCCCTAGCTGAGGCGTACCCGTAGTCGACCGCAAGGTCGAGGACGTCGTCGACCATCTCCCGAACGAACTCCTGACGCAGGTCTTGTTCTGTCTTCATGGGATGAGCCCGTACTTCATCATGACCACGACCAGCGGCAGGATGGAGGCAGCCAGGATGGTCGCCCCGAGAGCGAGGATAAGGACGGCCGCCCCCGCCTTCTTGGCGATGGGGAACGAGGGATGGGAAAGGATGATGGCGACGGGAAGAATGATGCCGAGGGCGACGGACTTCTTGATGGACACGTTAGGACTCCTTCTTGGGGGTGGGGACGGCCAGGTGATACTCGCCCCGGTCAGCGCATTCGGGGCAGCTGTACCCCTCAGAGAGCTTCCTTCCGCACTCGGGGCAGCAGTAGCTGCGGGGCGCGCTGCGTCCGACCGGCTCGTAGCCGGCATTGAGGGGAGGGAAACGACGAGCCGCGGTGAGGGAGGGCATGGACAAATTAGTACCACGCCTCAGCTCTGCCTGTCAAGCGACCTCAAGGCCTCGTCGAGAACTCTGGCCTCACGGTCACCGGCCAGACGGAGCCCCCGCTGGTAGGCGGCGTCCCTAAGCCCGGACCAGTCGGCGGTGGGGTCCATCTCATCGTAGAACCCCAGCCCCTGCTCTAGAGCGGGGAACCCGTCAAGCTCTCGCTGTATCTGCGAAAAAAGGTCGTCTGTCTGACCCGCCCTCACCCACATTTCCAGCCCCACCCGGTCCCGGGTGCGGTAGGTCACCCAGTCCAGTTGGCGCGCTCGCCTTCTGCCCCACGCAGGAGCCACGGTCATGCCGTTAATCTTGCCCCGAATCCCCAGAACCCACAGACGGAGAGCGTCCGCGGGGGCGACAAGCTGCAGAGCGAAGCCGGCCTCCATCAGCAAGTCGACCGCCACGGCGTCGTGGTCCGAGAAGTAGGTGAGCTGCACGGAGACGAGTATAGCACCTACGGCTCGTACCTCTCCGCTTCCCGTCGCGTCCGAAAAAAGTGGATGCCGGGCGCGCACTCGGTCCTGGGGTCGGGATTGTAGTCGGAGCACGCCACCTCTTCGCCCACCGCATACAGGAAGTCCGGGGAATAGAGGGACCGGAAAGGTCCTGGGGAGCCGCAGGTCGCCCTCAGAACGCAGGCGCGGTCACACCGGCATTTGTTGCTGGTGAGCGTCGCGGTCCGGTTGCCGGTGATTAGTAATTCGAGGACCACGCCGTTTCGTACCTTTTTCCACCCAGGCAGGTCTCCGGGCGGGAGCTGGAAGTCGGGCAGCTTTGCGTTGTGGAGGTTGACCCCCTCCATGTCGGCATTTTGGAGATTCGTCTCTCGGAGGTCGGCTCCCTCCAAGTCTGCCTCTTCCAAGTCTGCCTCTTCCAGGTTGGCCCCGTAGAGGTCCGTCCCTCTAAGGTCCGCTCCGAACAAATCCGCCCTGTACAGGTCTGCGCCAGGTCCAATTTCAAACTCTACCCCGTCGATTGTTTGCAGCATGGGGACCCCCCGGTATGTTGGGGTTTGATTGCCCCAGTACGAAGAGAGTACACTCCCCCACCCTGCGCTGTCAATCAGGTAGACGCACTTTCTGTACGTCACTTTGATGGACTGTACCCGACCGCGCATCGCCCGTCAACCGGATTCAACCATTGCTGTTAGCGCTAGAACTAATGGGAGGCAGAAGATTCTTTTGGGCGTATGGTGTCGTTTCGTACCCAATGAGTCATACGCGACCACAATCCCGCGTAATCTTCTAGATGCGCGGATGAACCGCGTCAAAAACAAAGGATAATTCCCATGGTTTCAGTGATTCCCCCAGACAACAAGAGCGTACTTGTGGACGATGACCGCCGAGGTGACCGCGGCGACCGGCACGGTGATGATTGGTACCGGCCCGCAGAGCGAATCAAGGACGAGGTCAACTCGTCCATGCTCCAGGTCCTCGAGCGCATCAGCCAGACCGTTGTGGCTGTCGAGCGCAACGGCCGCAGCGCTGAGCTTGCGACCGAGAAGACCGGCGCCGCCGGCCAGCTGACGACCGAGAAGGTTGGTGCGGCCGTAGCGACCGCGAATGCGTCCAACTTCGCAAACACCCAGAACCTCATGATTACGGGGTTCAAGGACGGCCGTTATGACTCCGCCACCAGCACCGCCAGCATTCTGGCCGGTTCTGCCGCTGGTTTCTCGGCCGCAGCGCTTGAGAGCTGTAAGCAGCACGCAGACCTCGCAGCCAAGATGGCGGCCTGTTGCTGCGAACTGAAGGAAGCCATCCATGGCGAGGGAACGGATACCCGCGACCTGATTAACGCCATCGACGGTCGTCGGGCCGACCGGGACCTCGTTGACGCCAAAAATGAGGTGACCATGCTCAAGCTGCAGCTGAGCACCCTCAACGGCATCCCCGTAGCGCGCCAGGGTTGAGGGTCGTCGGCGGTCACCGTCGACGAGTTCGTCGAACCGCCGCCAAAGCCCTTGAGGAACGGTCTAGTGTTCCTTAAGTAAGCCAAAGAGTACCCCCACCAGGGCCCATCTGGTGGGGGTGCTTTTGTTGGGGCTTGACCGGTCAGGTCCTGTCCGGTATAAAAGTCCCATGGCACCAAACCTCGTAGCGAAGACCTTCCGGCCCGGCTTCGACGCGCCGAGCATGCGCAGTGAATTCGAGCTGGACACGGAAGAAGACGACGTCGACATCGTGGTGGGCGAGCTGGTGGAGACAGTAGAGGCGACCGTGGAGCGCGACCGACAGATTCAGCGCCTGAATGCCGAGGTGGCCGACTGGGAGCCTCCCCCGTTCTGCGCCCCCGACATCCCGGTCTTCACCCACCAGGAGGCTCTAGCTGCCGTCTTTAAGGCCGAGCAGGAGCTGCTGGCAGCTGTGGAAATCGCCAAGGCCGCTTCCGAGAAGGTCAAGAGGGCCCGTGCGGCTGCGGCTTGCTTCGGCGGGTCAGTAATCTGAAAAAACGAGGGGAAAAGGAAAAAACAATGTTTCGTTCGTGTGCTCAGCTGCTCCCCTTGTTCCTCATTGCCTCTTGCGTCCACACCCCCGCCCCTACGGTGCAGGACAACCTGGCGTCGACTGTCAGGCTGCATATCACCACCACGATTAAATTGGGGGACGAGATAGTCGCCGCCTCAGGTTGGTGCTCTGGGGTCGTCTTGGGGTCTGCCAGTGGGGGCAGCACGATTCTGAGCGCGGCCCACTGCGTGACAGAAGACCTTCCAGTCGTTCGCGTAGGAGCGGTCATCACAGGCGTAGACCTCGCCGTGTTCGACATGTATGGGGAAGAGAAATGTGGAGCAAGCGTGGTGAAGATGGACGCCCAGAAGGACCTGAGTCTGCTTCTCGCTTCGTGTTCGCTTCCTCCCGCCCAGCTCTCAAAAACCCCCGCCCAGCCGGGTGATAAGGTCATTGCGACGGGGTACCCCCTCGGTTCGCCTTTTGTGATTGCAACCGACGGCTACGTCTCCACCCTCATGGATATGCCAGAGGGCGACCGACTCCTGGCCTTCTCTGCACCGATTGCCAGCGGCAACTCTGGGGGCCCGCTGTGGCTGAACGGACAGGTGGTCGGCATTGTCGTGCAGGGCCACGTGACGTACCACCACATCTCCCTGGCGACGCCCCTCGAGGCCATCCTGGAGTTCCTTAAGTAAGGAAAATGCCGTAGAACTTCCCGGTGGGGCTCAGCCAGCGCCGGCAGAACTCGGCGCAGCCGTACACCATCAAGCCTACGGTCGGATTGGGGTCCCACACGACAACTCGGTGCCCCACGCCTGAAACCAGGACGACCCAGTGCTCATCGAGGTCTACGGGCAGTATTACAGGGCGGTTGGTTCGCGTTAAGCGACGCCAACTGCGTCTCTTGTCGGCAGAAGAAGACTGGGTGTACTTGATTCGGAGCCAATCTAGGGCTCGCATCATTCCCGCGGCCGAGGTCCCCTTTTCGGGGGACGCGCCCACCCATCGGACCGCACTTGACCACTCTGTGGCACGCCCCCTCAGAGCCAGAGCGTTGACGAGAGATGTGGGACCGCAGTCCCACTCATCCTGCTGGTAGATGAGCTTGTGCACGGCCCCATCTTACCACGGACAGCTAGACTCTCGCTAGCCCGTCGGCGGTCACATCGTACGTGGCCGGAGCGGGGCCCTGAGCGACAGAGACTGCCCACACCCACTTGCTGTCGGTTTGCGAGGCGATGGTGTCGGCGTCAATCTCGGGAAGGTTGTTGAGAGCGGCCACCACAGAGGCCCTGTCGGGCGCCTCTACGATGATGTCGATGGTCCTCTCGAGCTGCACATGGAATTTCGGCATTTGCGTTCTCCTTTATGGAGGTAGTTATACCGAAGCCCCATGCCACAGTCAACTACCGCTTGCCCTTTTTCTTCCCGCCACCGCCGATTTTGACCTCGAAGCCCTCAACAGGCTTGATGATGGGCACGCCGACGTGGTCTGCGATGCCGAACGCGACCGCCTCAGTTGCCGACATGTAGTAGTCGCGGCGCTTCAGCCACAGAGCCCTCAGCTCTTTGATGGTCTTGCCACAGTCGTGGGCCAGAAGCTTGACGTTGGCCTTGTCCATCCTCGCCACTTCCTTGGCGTCCACCTTGAAATCCTCGATGTGTCCACCGGCACCGCCCGACAAGGCATGAATCATGACTCGCGCGTGCGGTCCGACACACCTGACGTCGCCGTGGGCGAGCAGCGTGGCGCCCGCGGACATTGCGACCCCCGTACAGGCGGTAAC